AATCCAAATGGAGAATCATATTGGATGTGGGTCGGGCCTTTGTCCGGCATTGATTTCATGAACAGCAACTTTTTGGCAGATTGCCGCCTTGCGCATTTGCTATATGAATATGAGCTTTGATTGGAATACCGTTGTCGAGTTCCCTCACTACATTGAGCAATGCTAAATAGCGAGCTACAGCTTTAAACGTCTCCCAGCTTATATGACTTTCTCCTGTCTCTGGCTTACAAATAATATTATGATTGAGCCTCACTTCAGAAACATCCTGCGTAGCAAGGATACGAATAGCCTCTGTCACGGTACGAGCTAGTATCCATCCATCGGGACATCTACGAATGTCGTCTACGAACAATTTAAGCATTAGCGGCCTCCCTAGTGTAGCGTTCTTTAATCAACTCTACAAGTTTTGGATCACGGTATTGAAAATCATCCTCAATCTCAAGATTGATGATTGATTTATTGGTCAACTCTTTAAGCTTTTTTTCTTGCTCTCGTGTCATGCAAACAATCTCATCAGCCCAAGCAATCAATATTTTGTCAACTACAATAAGAGCGAACTCAGATTCTATTCCTGCTGCTCTCGTATTGTAATTGAATGGCTCTTGGGACAGCACCCAAGCTGCTGTCGGAGAACGTAAGAGTCCTGCTGAACAAACGCATAGCACTTTTTTGAATTCCCCTTGATAGGGATTTGCAGCATTGGTGAGACGATTCATCAAGCCCATTAATGTTTCCTCCCAACCCTATATTGTCCACAATAACATCTCTCCTGCTCAGGAACAATCCATTCTCCATTGATTTGTGTAGCTTCACACTCTTGTGCCATTACTGCTCTACAGATTCCTCGTTTGTGATCTTCAGTTGGATATTTCGGATTCATGATACATCCGTGGTGATGATCTTCCCATGTATGTCCGCACGTACAATCTGCTGGCGGCTTATGTTCTCTCACATTACCCCTTTACCATCGCTTGTGCAATTCTATCACACAAAAGTTCCAAATATATCAAATCGTCATTACTCACTTCTTCTTTCTGATTCTTTGGCTCAATGGCAAGTCCTGCCAAGAGTCCAGTAAGGGCTGCTGCTTTGTAAGTTACATAGGCATCAGTATTCATATTATTTCCCACTTCCAGGCTTTTTGAAGCCATTTGGATGTTTCCGAGCAATGTCAGAAGCCTTATTCTGTGTAGTAGCTTCCCAGGCTGCAATACGACGAGCAAGTTCTCTAGCTATTTTCTTTCCACGGCGCATATTATCCTCCATTCCTCACAGTGATTTGCCAGGGACTTGTAGCTTTTCCAATCCGTTGACAAAGAGATGCAATTGCTGCATTGTGAATTGTATGATCTGAGTCATTCTTAATGAATCCCACCAGAATACATCCCACCGTATCTTCGGGAATGTTGCCTCCATGCAAGCAGATTCCAGTGAAATTTGGAACATTATGAAGATGCGGATAGATTTTTTGTGCATCTCCTCGAAATGGCTCCATTGTCAGTCCATAAGTACCTTCTGGAATCGCGGTCTTTCCATATATTTTTATCCCATCTGGCCTAACTCGATCTTCCAAAGTTTTACAAAATTCTACCCCATCAAGGTACAATATACCCAATGTTCTATCTTCATAAAACTCATATCTTACCACTTCAATTTTCATTTGTTAGTTCCTCATACTTTTTTAAGTATTGCTGGGCTTGGATTATCAATGGGCCATAGTCCTCGACAACTTTAACAACTTTAGTATTACAATTAGCACACAACAATCCCCGAATTTTTCTAGTCCTTCGTTGCCGACTTCAATAATCCTTTTTCGATCAAATAAATTAGCATCTTGGCGCGAGCGTCGGCTTCTTTATCATCATGAAAAGAATGCTGTTCTATAGTTTTTTCTTCATGAGTATTGAAGCGTGGTTTTTCTTTACAGAAGTATTTTTCTGTCGTAACAAATGGCGGCAGTATCTCCCCCAGCTCGGCCACGGTGAAGGCAGAAATTTCTTTATCAATTTCTTCGTACTGCTCTGAGTACATAAAGCAATCCGCTATATAACCATTTCCAACAGGAATCCAATAAAAATGGCTCTCCTGCTTCACGCCCAATTCTTTCAAACTCTTAGCAAGTTCAAATGAACAAATTTGATCTTCGAGCTTCACTTTTCTCTCCTTCTTCCTACCATGCTCTTCTGGGCTTCTTTGCGTCTATTTCATCTTCTTTGCTTGGCCTATCCCACTACTTATCAATAGCCACTTTCCGGTAAGCGTCTCGTTCCTTAAGAAGTTCACAAACAAGTTGATTCAATACATAGGCAATCTTGTCTATGCCCCCGACCTCTCTTGCTTTTTCAAGATCATTTTTCGTTATCATTTCTTATCTTCCTTTCGAGAATCTAAAACATTAAAATGTTTAGAAAGATGCTTGATGTATTCTTCTTTGCTTTTCTTCGTCACTACAACATTCTTGATAAGTCCCTCATGTACCATCTCCATGAGGATATTATGCTTTTCAAGTTCTATCATAGCCTTTCGTTCCATACAGCGACGATAGAATTCCATTGCTGTCCCAGCATCCATTGTGAATGCTGTCGTAAGCTTAGGAATTTGGTTCGGTGATTTTTCCATCCCTCTTGATGGCAATGACCTTATTTGTTTTTCGATCAATGAGCGCCTCCATACCAGATTCACTATCCACGCACCAAACAGCGTCCAAAGTTTCTTCATCATTGTCAAGCTCCTCATTCCATTCAGACATAATTTCTCCTTTACCAGTACCTTGTCGCATTTTCCCACCGAATGATATGCCTTTTATGCGAAGTTTCTGCATCATAACCAATAACTTTTTTTCCACAATGGGGACAACAAGCCTCATCATCACAAATAGCTACTGTGCAACAGTCTGTAAACATTGTTGAATTTGTTCCATATTTTATTATTGGAACTATTCTAACTACGTAGTCAGGATTTATATACATCTTAATTATTTGTTGAGTCAGGTGCAGCTACCACCACAATGCCTTCCTCATTGATTCTACGCACCTCTTCTTTCACTTCCAGCACTGCTCGTGTAAGCCCCTCAACTGCCAGGACAAGTTTCAGGAAATCAGAGTCCATTAGCTCCTCCGTGCCGCTTCCAGTAAGAAATAGTAGATACCATCTAAGCTTTGTGCAATGTTCAAGTGAGTCATTCCAAGGAACACAACAAATCCAGCCGTAGTGACACCAACCAAATGACCATTTTCATCAAACGCTGGCCCACCGCTGTTCCCTGGCAAGACAGAGCAATCAATCAACATCAAGTCACCCCACAACTTAGCCACGATGCCTGTAGCCAATGTATCACCGATTCCAAGAGGACTTCCAAGGACATAGATTTTCTGTCCGCGAGTCACTTCTTTGGCAAGCTCGAAATACGGGCTATTACGTTTATTCACATGCAGCAAGGCTAAATCTGCTGTCGATGAGACATAGACAATCGTCGCATTGTATAACTGCCGGTCATACGTCTCCACTTCAATCTCCAAAGCCTCATTCGTGCAATGCCGTGCTGTAAGAATGTGTCCATAAGGACTAACGAAGGCACCAGAGCAGACAAAACGACTAAGGTCTTGCTTCTTTGCTATGTCAATTTTACGGAAGGAACGTATTGCCTTTTCCTCGACTGGTTTCGGATCTGGTTTGATAATGTGAAGCTGCACTACCTTCTCCTCCACCTTTACTGTGTCTGTTGAAGCAGCATACAACGGAATTCCAATTGCTGCAATAGCTCCGAATCCATAGAGTCCCAACAAGAATCCAATTAACTGCTTCATTATTTCGTACCTTCCCTTACTAGATTTTTACGCTTGTCAAAAGCCAACAAGTTGCTACTTCCACGTGTCCATTTTCCACAATCATTGCAACGATACCGGCGATACCGCCCCACGGCTGTATATGTCACTCCACGATGCTGTAAGTTCTTGCTTCCGCAGAAACATCGCACTGTCTCATCATCTGTGTATTTAGCTAGATTTTGTGTCTTAATCCAACCTTGAATCCGCACATAAGCTTCTTCTGTAGACAACACATCATGAATCGTGTATTTTCGCATCTCTGCCCATGCTCGCTTGTCGCCTTTGAGAATCGCAGCCCACAACTCGAAGCCAGGATACTTGTTGTGTTTGAGTTTCTTGTATTTCGTGTTCAATGTATCAGAGATGTACTCCAATTTGTGAGACGTGAATTTGAACACCTTGCGTCCTTCACGGAGAATATCAGTAGACTTAGCTGGCCGAATTGGAGGCAAGCCATTGATAATCGCTCGTGCATTGAGTTTCTTGATGTCGAATGACTCACCGTTTTGCGTCACAACAATGTCAGCCTGTTCAATCATTTTGACAAGCTCTGTAATCAGTTCTTTGTCATCTGAGATATTTTTAGCCTTGCTGTTGTCCATATATACAGTCTTTGAAGCCGGATCACCCAACCATTTCGCTGCCCAAGCCAGGAAGTGCCAGTCACTTTTGATTTGATTAAGCCCAACATTCTGATCAAACAAGCCCCATGTATAGGCTACAATTGGCGCTGTTTCCACGTCAAAAATCAACACTCGCGGCCCGTTATTCATTAGTAATCTCCTTTGAACAAACTATCTTCCCAATCTTTGTAACTATTAATAAACATATCTGAACTATCCATTCAATGAATCCTCCGGCACATCTTCAACATAGCCGCACAGCTTACATTTGAAAACTTGTGAACCAAATGCAGCAACAATCCACTCCATGACATGCTGAACACCCGCCGCTATACATTCAGTCATTATTTTTTCCTTTTGTAATTAATTCTACTTTCAAATAATTCAATACCTTGGAAGCTGATTCATAGGTATGGCGTCCTACTACAAACTTATTACAACGATAGCATAATAGGCCCCGCACTTGCCCTGTTTTATGATTATGATCTACATTCAATCTTCGTTTAAACTCTTTTTCTTCCTTCCCACAGATAGCACATCGCCCTTTTTGTTTATCAAACAATTTCTGCCTTTCTTTCTCCGCATTCGCTTGAGTTAATTCAGGCCAATACTTACATAATCCATAGGGCTTCGAAGATTTAAGTTTGGACTTTTTCATTAAAATGGTACTTCCTCGTCTTTATTCTTGCCCCTATATTTAGACAAACAGGCAGTTGTTCCGCAGTTACACTTTACCAAGGCCGGAAATAATGTATGATCGTAACGGGCGTTGTTTTCGTTCTCTCTTTGCCCTAGTGACTCCTGTATTCCAGTTCCATAAAATAATGTTTCTATTACATGTTGATTATGCACTTGTCGTGCATGTTCAGCCACTCTTTCATATTCTCTCTGAAATGATGGCCGTACTGGATTTGGTACAACACTAGAAGTCCAATAATTATAAGTCACTTGATTGTGGCGTCTTTCTCGTTCCTGCTGTGCATCCGTTGCTGGATTAGGAAACTGACTTTCGGCCATGAGATTAATTCTAGCTACCGCAGATTGAAGTTGTTCAAAAGTAATAGCGCCAGATGTTTCTGATTGACTATCAGGCATGGTTCCTCCTTGGCATCGCAATAATTTTCAATACCTTGATTTTACTTATATTGTGACCACCAAAACGTAGATAGTCAGATCCACCATCAACAAAAGTTTCATTCAAACAATTGCACTGCTTAAAGTCATGCCTATGAAAACTCACTAGCACAGTCCCACAGCTAAGGCACTCAATGACATTAGGATACGGTCGTTTCTTCACTTTTCGTCTCCACAGGAGCAAATTGACTTTGTGCCAACTTATTTTTATAGAAATCAGGGAAGCCACCTGTTAATCCACGAGCAATCTGCGGCCATGCCTGTTTGAATAATTCTTCCTTGATAGCTTCGCTGCATTCTTTTAGAACATCAACATTGATTTCTTTCATTAATGGGCCAATATCTTGCGGAGCATTCTGCAAGACGCCAGTTTCTTTCAAATGCTGAATTGCTTTATTCCATCGCGCTTCTGTTTTGTACATAGCAATCAAGTTGTGAATCACATCTCTCTTGCCAGGATTGGCTTTCTTCCATTCTGCACTATGCACTTCTTTGAATGCCTCACTCACCCACTTTCCCATGAGAGTTTTCTTGTCTGGCCCAAACTTATTGTAATTCTTAATCACCATACCTTCAATCTTGGCTCCTCCAAGAAATGAATTTCGCTCGAAGAAATCCTTCAGTTCTTCATAAGAAGAAATAGTGCCTTGATAGAGCAATGGAACTGTCTCAAAACCAAGCCTTGTCGCCTCAGCCACTTTCTCATCATAAGTTAGATAATCACACTCAGCTTTGTCAATATCAAATATAACGCAGTTGTTCTTCGGAACACGCTCATAGGCCAAGGAATTATGCTTTGGCCGATGCAGAGTTTCTCCGCGATACGTCCAGCCAGGCACTAAATAGTCCTTAATGGTTTCTACATACTGACAAGCAGGGAGAAAGAGCTTGTTCGTATGGGGCATGAACAATTCACTGCCACGAGAGCGCAAGCGAAGCTGTCCATCGTACATACCGAATGAGAATTGACTCCCATCCACTTTTTCTTCTATTGTCACTGGCCCTTGGAATAGATTGGCGGCCATCTTATGCCCTAAATTATATATCGAAGAATATGAGTGCATTATTCAATCCCCATAATAGATTTAAGTTCGTTTCTAAGCGCCTGTATTTTTTGTTTTGCAAATTGCTCATTTTCTTTATCAATGACAGCCAACAACCATTTTGGAAGTTTTAAATAAGCTGCCTTTGATTTAGGAGCATTATAATCGCCGGACCAGATTTGTAAAGTATCTTCATTCACAAATTCTGCATATTTTACTCTAAAAGGTATTTTCATTAGAGTTTCATCCCTATGGCAGCGGAAACAACTTGCCAAAAAGCCGCCAATTGATCCGGTGTCTCATTATTTTGTGCTTCAAGCTCGAAGTCCCATTTCTTGTAATTGTCCAATGCCGTTTCTGAAATGCTTTTCTTCGTTTCATCACTAACCAAATTGTCTCGTTTCGGATGACGATTCAAGCGAACCAGAATACCACCATGATTGCGAATGGCATCTGCCTCATTTGGGAAGCGAACGTCTGTAATCATGATTTTCTTTGTTGGATTTGATTTGATGACATCCAGCACTGTTTTCACCCAATAATTTGGGTCATATTTACGATAGATGTTGCCAATGTCAATCATGAGTTCGCGGGGGCTATGGCCATTAAGAAGATCTGTTTCAGCTTCTTTCAGCCAACCATTTACATGATCTTCTTCTAGTCCAAACTCTCTTTTAACTTTATTCTTCAAAGCATCAGCAAATGCCAATCGAGTCCAGCCATCCTTATTTGCAAAACTGCAAAGTAAATCTTTCCCAGCCTTTGCTTTACCTGATACTCCGATCAGTCCCATTATTTTGCCTCCTTTGGAGTGAAGCCAATCCGTCGATTGAAATTGGCTTGTGCCATGTCATTCAGATGCTTGATAGCTGTCTCATAACCTGGAAGATCACCTGATTCATCTCTTTTTTCCCTTTCATAATGCTGTCCCACTCGAAGGTAAAATTCTAAGAAAGCAAGTTCTAAAGCTACAGCGCTATCCGCAGTGTCAACACCACTATTATCAAGAACTTTAGTAACTTCTGCTATTTGAGGGATATGGGAATGAAAATTAACAGCATCTCTAAGTTTATGAATCGTCTCATATTTCGGATTGGCATTCCAAACTTTCAGAATAGCCTCTGAATAAAGAAAATTCATCGCACCTACATTGTCTTTGGCTCGCTGAGGCTCGGTCATAAGCTCCTTACGGAGTCCTTCTTTAATGTACGGAATATAGATACCCTCCCTTATTTTTTATCTTTATAATATTTAATAAGTTTCTTAATTAAGAAATAAATAAGATAAATTGATCCGCCCCAAATAACTAAATTAATAAAAACAACACTGATTCCCATAAGTATTAATAATAACATATTATTCTCCTTGTACAACTGGGGGAACTTCCCCTGTCGGCTGCTCTGGTTTCTCTTGCTGTACTTTAGATACTTCCGCCACAATCTGTTCTCGAAGCTGTGTTTCTTTGTCCTTGGCTGCATCCACTTCTTGCTGTGTCAATGGAGCGAACAATTGCAAAGCCCTCTCTGCTGCCATCACTTCAACATACAGCTTGTTCATGCGTTTCTTAAGCTTCTCTATCCGCTTCTCAATCTGTTGCTTACTTACTCTCAGAATCCGGCCCTGTGTCCGCATCTTGTTCTCCTTCATTCATAAAGTTTTGGGTCACATATTCATAACACAAGAAAGAAAGGGTTATGTAGAGCAATGACAGATAGCTATGCAAGAGAACAAATAGCACGGCTGCATTGAAATTAAGAGCGAATCCAAACAACGCAAAGATTCCATAGGTTTTCTTACTGAATAACATTATTTCCATCCTCCCAGCCAAGCTTTAATCATTCCTGGTAAGCATCGTTTGTACAAGCTAAACCGCCACAATATTCGACGATACCAAGTTCCCCACCGCCGAAGTGCCTCCACTGCACCTTCTTCAACACTTGATACAATCAGGTCATCCTCATAGAATGCAACTGAACTTGTCGGTGGTAGCTGTCCGTTCTTGTACACTCGAACAACTGGCTTGTAAAGGAAATATCGTGCATATCCAATCTCATGCGCCACTCCCTCGCTCTTTAATTCGGGCGTCATGTCGAACACTACATTGGCTTCACGAATCATCTGTTTATCACGAAACCAGTAATTGTTCATCTGTTCAACTGTAGAAGCAATGGCTGATTTTCCTGCTCGAACATTCTCTGACAGCACTGGGCATAATGGAGTTATGCCCAATTTGTCAAGCTTGCGGCGATCTTGACGTGCCTCTTTCACCACTTCCGATTTTACACGTCCTGACATTCCTCTTGCTAAGTAAACTTTCATTAATTAACCACCTTTCGCCCATGTGTAAGTGTAATAAATTTCTTTTCTTTCGGGTGGTATTCTTGCCATTTATCTTGCCACGGGCCACGAAATGAAATGGCATACGTATCTTCATTAGCGAATACTTTATGAAAACAATTCCTTGGCGTAAATTTAGGCAAAAATGACGGGTGCCATTCTTTACTCTTCTCAGTTAAATGATGCTCCGTTACCCTACCTTTAAGCCACCATGTTAATGCGTTAAAAGCATGTGAATGAAATGCCTCTCTACTGCCTCTATTAAATTTCAATATTACAATAGAAAATAAAGATTTAATCTCAATCAACCAAAACCCATCAACATTAGAATTATTGCCACCATCTTTTGCATAAGAAAATAATTTCATTTAATATTCTCCAATAATCTGCAAATAACAGCCATGGTTTGAATTGCCTCGTTTATTGCACTTTTCGTTTCTTTATTTCTAAACACAACTTCATTTAATTCTTTACTTAATTCTCCAAATTCTTCAGAAAGAATGAGATGCCACTGTTCTATTGTATGTTTTTGATTCTTTCCCCATTTCAAATCCTGTTTATGGAGTTCTTTTTCAATAAGTTGATAAATCCAGTCCATAAAACTTAGTGAGCCTCCAACCAGTTTTTAGCAATCTTAATTTCTGCTTTCAATGGAACAACGAAGTCATATAAATGTTCCATCACATATTTCACTCGCTGCTGTGTTTCCTCAATTTTGTTGTCGGGCGTCTCTAACAGAATCTCATCATGTACTAAGGCATTCGGGACATAGCCATACTCTCGATACAATCGTAATGCTGCCATCTTACACAAGTCACTCGCCGTTCCCTGCACTTTGACACTGATAGCTTGCTTTTCTGTCTCTTGGCGCATGAAACATGGCTTACAGAATTCTCGATTCTTCGCACAAATCTCATCACAATTTGGCCGTCCACACCAAAGGGTTAGCTGTGGAAAACTCACCCAACGTCCAAAGTATGAACTTATCCCTTTTTGTTCCCTCGCTTTCCTTTTCGTCGTCGTGAGCCAGTGGACAAAAGTTGGGTATAGGTCTTTAGTAGCTCTCTCGAACTCTTGCGCGGTTGATTCATCGCATTCCAAAGTTCGAGCGAGAGATCGGTAGGTGCCGCTGTTTGTGATAGTAAGGAGAGTTTCTTTAGCAATCTTCCGCTTCGCTTTCCTCTCAGCTTCGGGGAGAGAGTACACCGACTCTCCGAATAGTCTTGCTGCGGTTGCCATGTGTAAGTCCCCGTCGGGCCGACGAAGTACGTCAATCCATCGTGGCTCCCCGCTGAGATGGGCTGGGATGTAAATTTCGATGTTTGACCAGTCAGCATCGACGAATGAATTGCCACTGTCTGCAATGAAGGCACTTCGTACAATGGGAGGTTGATTTTGGAGATTAACTGGGTCACTGCTGCTAAGCCTCCCTGTAATAGTGTTCTGACCAAATTTAGCATGAATGCGATTGCTTTTTTCACGTACAGCGTTAAAATAAAGAGGAATGGTGTAAGTACTGCAAATTTTTTGGAGTCCTCTATATTCCAGCAATTGTCGCACAAAGGCTGAAGATTCTCTGTAACGCGCAAGATCGTCAACCCCGCTTGACTTGGAATTAATGCCGTGCATTTTGAGCAGTTCCAAGACTTGCTTTGGGCTGTTGGGATTGAACGGCGCTCCCGCGAGGGATAACAATTCTTTTTTGATCTTGCGGCGTTCTTTGCTTGTCGCATTGTGAATTCTCCGTATCTCCGATGTATCAATCTTGATTCCTCGTGTCTCCATTCGGTAGATGAGCCGATTCATCGGCATTTCAATGTTGGTAAGGAACTGACGCTCCATGGTTGTCTGACTTTTTACCAAGAATTCATGCAGTTTCCATGTGTAATAAGTATCGGCTGCATTGTAGTTCGCTACAATCCCTCTCTCTAATTGGTCGAGAGTAAGATTCTTGGGGTCTTTCGTTTCTTTCTTCGTTCGGACTCGTAGATTCGGATTTCTCTGACAAGCCGCTGCGATATAGCTTGCATTATGAGTGATGTCTGTATAAGTTGGGTATTCAACGCCAAGATATTCTTTAACTGTAGGCTTAAGGCTGTAATTTTTTCGAGTTGAGTCATGAACGTAGCTCCCAATTTTAGTGTCTGCATAGATGTGTTCTGGTGTGAATCCACCATAGAGCTTATTGAGCCACGGAAGCTCAGCATGAATTCCATCTTGAACAATCCAACGCGACTTGTGGAGATAATCAATTAACTTGTCACTAATATCAAAATAACACCAGCAGCGAATCCCGTCACAAAAGCCGATACACACAAAACGAAAGTCCACATCGTCAATCTCCCTCCCATTGGTTTCAATATCTAAGGACACAATAGGGGCTTTGGGGAAATCACTATAGTTGTCTATTAGAATTGGAACATTTTCTGGCGTCCACAAGTCCATCATTTCTCCTAGAAAGCCCTTACCCTGATTTTAGTTTTCTCCACATCTAAATCTTCTACCACGACTTCAAACGGGTCAATCACTGGTGCTAAGTTGTTCTTTGTCATATACACCACGCATGTGTTTGAATCCTTCCGTCTCACTGTCAGCATTGCTTCCGCTGCTGCTGGTATTCCGATGCTTCCTGCCATGTCTGTCATGCTTGGCATCCGGTGTTCCTCTCCATCTGCCTTGTTCATTATTCCTTTGTTCTCGTGATTGATAAAGATGAAAGCGCATCCGAATTCTGTCCTAAGTTGTTTGACCAATTCAAGTACTTTCTGAATTTCCATACGGTCATTCTCTGCTGCTGTATGGAATGTGGCGAAACTATCCACAATAACAAGGTCTGGTCGATACTCTGCAAGCTCTCTACGGAAAGCATCGAAGCTTTGCTGCAAGTTAAGTCTAATGGTTGATCCACATTTCACCCTAATATTATCTTTCAGAGAAGCTGCTGCAAGATTCTTGGCAGCAAGTAATGCCTTGAACCTTCTTTGTGTTTCTCCGCGAAACCTTTCTTGATCTATGAACAACACTTTTGCTTTTTTTGTTGGGAACTTTCCTAGCCACCATCCACCACCTTTAGCTGCCTCAATCGCCAAGTCCATAAGCATCCACGTCTTAGCTGTCATCGGCCATCCTGCTGTAAAATTCAAACTGTTACGTGCTATGATTCCTGGGAGAAGCCACTCGATCTTTTCTTGATGCTCTAAGAATTTGCTGAAACTTTCTGCGTTCTCATCAACGACTTTCGTCGGATAGCTGCCAACACTCTCACTGATTGTCCTCAGTTCGTCAAGAGGAAAGTCTATTGTACGAGCGTGAGGTTCAAGAAATATGAAAATATCTTTATCAGTGTATCCCCTACTGCGTAAGCTACCAGCAATGCTAGTGAAAGTATCATTACGATTTCCGTCTTTGAGTCCATTTAATTTCTCCTCTAGCCAGCTATCGCCGGTTGATAATGGTTCTCTTGGCGCATTTTCTTCCTTTAGAATTCTGAAAAACCAGTCAGGGAGTTCTGCGATTCTATCAGGTGTTGTGGTGGCTGTGTAACGCCCTGAACCGTCGGAATACGCGCTCGGTGGGAGTTTAACGTATCCTCCTTCACCCCTGGTATCCACAAGAGGAGCGATTCCCGCAAGAGTTGTTTTTCCTGTAAAGTCTTTAGGAAAAAGGAAATGTAACTGCTTTCCTCGCTTCGTTCTGACTTCATAAGTAATCGGGAACACAGCTTCGATAAAAGCTTTGTGTGCTTCCTCTCCGTCAAAATCAATAACAAAGCGGTTGGAGATTCTACCAGTGACCATTCCAATATCGGCGTCCGGCCACTGGTTCCACCATGCTCTAAGTTCTTGCTCATTTGCTCTCCTTTCTTGAAATTGTTTCCATTGTACTAATGGCGTCTTTCCTTTTACTGGGATGATGCTTAATCCTTGCGTTGCATAATGCAACGCCCAATCGAGCATTGCGCTCATATTCACTCCCTATAATCGTCATAAATTTCAATAGCATCGTTACTCAAAACTATTTCCCCATATTTTGAAACAAATTCCATCAATTGTTCAAGAGAATTTATTTCTACTTCAGCATCTTCTATTTTGTATTTGGTTTTCTTATCAACCAAAGAAGTATCCTCAAACTTAAAGCCTAAAGCTTCTAAAGGTTCAATATCCTTTGGGGAATAAAAATTTCCAGAAGTTCGTAGCTTAAATTTCATTTAACTCTCCTTCCATTTTCCCTTTTTGTTAAAGAAATTGTAGACATTCAATGCTTCTTGAAACACAGGCCAGTATTTGCTGTGAAGATTATGATACTCCTTCACCTCGAACTGAGATTCGGCTGCGGGGTCACGGTCAACCCGGATGGTAGCTCCATCATCAACGTGTATTCCATATTCTTCTTCTAACATCATGGCGTAAGCCGACTTCTGTAGTGGAAAACTACGGCGCATCTTACTTGATGTTTTCCAATCCACTATCCAAGGCACTCCATTGACTTGCACTACGGCATCGAAGTGTCCAATCAATCCAAGTCCTAAGCTTTTCACTTCAAACTCGATTGCTGGCTTGCCTTGTATCATCAACGGTTCTGCGTTCACTTCTTTAAGCCATTGGATGATGTGACCAGCACATTCAATTTGACGTGGCATAAAGATTTCTTTGGGCATTTCTTTCCGCAAATATGCCTCTACAAGCTTATGCACTCCCGTACCAAACTCCGCCGACTCGGTGGATATGCGCCCCGCCTCTGCAACTGGATTGTTCGTTACCTTCGCCAATCCCTTAAGCCAATACTCATACCACGCTGAATCAATCCAACCAAGGACGGTTGTTACACGAGTGAATGGACTAGCTTTTCTTCCCACTTAGAGTTCTCCGCGTTTCGCTGCTCGATTAAGTTCCAAGTTGAACTTAAAGAAGTCTCGCACCGTATCATATACTTCCGATTGACTTTTCCCAATCACCAAATTGGCAACTGCCGGACTCTCTAACACACTCTTATGAATTGCATCAATTGAGATTCCATCCTGACGATTGTTCCAGTCTTGTTTCGTCATTGCATTGCCATCGGCTCGCACTGGGGCAACTGGACTAACACCACTTGGATTCGGCTTCGGAGCTACTGAGGTTGCTGGCAACGACGGCACCGAGGGAACTGGGGGAAGCGTGGCCGCTGGCGTTGTCAACACAGGTTCTTCATACAATAGCCAACTGTTGATGCTCTTGCCTCCTTTCGGCCCCGTATAAACTTCGGCCTTAATGTTCCGGCCAATCGGATAGTTCTGGTTTTTTAGAAACTTACCAGAGCTATAATTTTTTCCATCCACTCCCCTGAAGCCATATTGCGTTAATGATGCTACACCAAGAATCTCTGTACTCGTCATTTTAATTTCTCCCTTAATTTTGCGGCCATTTTTCACTAGGCAAACCCCTAACCATGAATGTCCAGTGTGGCCGACAAATCTATTTTAATTTGCTTTTACGTTCTGATATAGGTGCATCCCAGCTAAGCCCAACATGCCTGTAAGAATCGGAGACATAGCACTAAAGTCTAGTGCTGGTAATGTAACCGGATGCCCAACGGCTGTCAACACAAATGTTAAAATGGGTTCAACTACATATTGCCAAGCGAAGGCAGCGCCACAAACCCAGCCAATAAAGTCTCGCCATTTGTCAAACAAGCTTCCACTTTTAGCTTCCTCTACGTCAATATCTGTTTGTCCTTTGTTCAACGCTGATACAGCGGCGATCAAGGCTTGCTGATTGGCGTCAAGTTCACGTTGTAAAGCAAGCTGTGCTTCGGCGCGTTTCTCCGGTGTTGGAATAAAATCTAGCACTTTTCCAACAATCGGTCCTAAAATATCAAGTATTGGCATTGTATTAATCCTCTAAGCTTTCAATGGCTTCGCTAATTTCTTTCAACCATTTCGACACTTTCTTTGCATCTTTGATTTTGAATCCTCGATAGCTGTCATCACTCGCTGAGTCTACTCTAAATCGAATTGAGAACATTTTCTCTTTGTAAAAGTTCACAAATTGCACTACTTCCACCGTGCGATTTTTATAGATAAGTTTGTCCATCTTAAAACTCCAACTCTTGTACGTCGGGAACATCCATTCCCTCATCGGCCTCTCTAGTCCGTATGAATTCAAATATGGCATTGAGTCTGGTGTTGCCTAAGATTTGGCTGTACTCATCATCTAGGTTGTATCTGTCCATACTGCCCTTTACTCTTGTGATGCGATATTGTGGCTCTGGTAACATTTGGTTCTCCCTTAGTCTCCCTATTAGTAGTAGGCAAATTTACGATTTTACAGACAAAATTTTTGTAGCTTATTCTTGATGCGTTTTATGTACAATTGCACCGACTGTTGTTTTATATTGAGAAATTCAGCTATTTGTTGCTGTGTCATTTGTTTGTAATACAATAAATTTAGTATTTGTCCCTCACGAAATGACAGAAGCTTGTAGCCTTCTTTAATCCTCTCTAGCTTTTCCTCATCACACTCCGATAAGCGTCCCGCGCTCTCATCGGAAAGCATATCAGGATTGGCTTGTGGATCTTCCAACATCTCACCATCGGCAAATTGGAAAAACTCTTGCGCTTCCCAATACGGACTTGATTCGCCGGAATAGTCCTTTTCCACTGTCTTGATGTAAGTGTCGTGGCTTCTGTCTCGATTCGAAGCATGCTGCTCACACACGTACAAATGTTTATGGACAATGCTTCCCTTTTCAAAAACTTCTTTACGGAACAAACAATAGACGGGCGCACTGCATCGCTTTCCATGTTTCGTCATTTCACATCTATTTGCTTCCATCATAGTATGCTCCCTTACGGACATTACATGGTTTACATAATGCTTGAATGTTTGATACAGTATGTTGGCCGCCTTTAAGGATTGGGATTATATGATCCATCTCCAATTTTCGTTTTCCTTTACATTTAGCACATTTAAAATTTTGTTGATATAAAATAGATCTCCAACTATCATAAGAAACTTTTGTAGTTAGCCCCAATTTTTTGCATCTATAATTTTCAACTGCAATTCGACGATAGATTTTATGCGTTTTATTATATGCTAAAGTTTGTTGATTAATTTTATCAGTATATTTTTTATATCGCTCTTTAGTTTCTATTTTTCTACAATTCTTACAAGTTCGATGATGCTCTTGTGGATGTTTAGGATTTTTGTGAAAATCCTCTAGAAATAAATATTTATTACACACATTACATTTTTTCATTAATCTCTAACCTCCATACAAATACTTTTGATACTCCATACCGTTTTTCTTCTGCATAACTAGCACACCAAATATCAATTTGATTGCGGATAGTATGAAATCTAATTTTCTTGCCTCCCTTTGTTCGTACTGTGTAATGCTCCACTGCCCCCATTACATCATTGACCTGTACAATGCCATGCCCTTGTACGTATAGATAGTCTCCGTAATGAATGTATCGCCGGTCATCGGGGCGCTTGCACCTATGATGTAGCCTTCGGCAAGCTTTGCATAGCAAGTCTCGACTAATGGCACATCCTCCCTTGTACACGTGTTGATTCGTTGATGTGTACAATGGGCTGTCATCGGTTTGTTGGGGAATGCTTCTGTAACTGGTTATAGTTAGCTTCCCGACAAGCCATGCGATGATAAGAAGTTTACACACTCTTTATTTCCTCTTGTGGCATTACAATTTTAATAATTCGCTCTTTTCCTCTCTCCAATAAAAACAAAATATATTCTTTATTATGATTCCATCCGTATTGAATACCTATCACGTTGTTTCCTATACGGTCTGGTAGGATATATCGCTGCCCTTCCGCGCTATCCTTAGCTTGCATGGCGTCCCTCCTTCGCTTTCTTGACGCTCCACCAAAACTCTAGCAGAGCATCCGTTGAACGGACGGCGCGATCATCCCAAAACTCATGGCAATCGAAATATGGATAATAGCCGTTCATCTGGTAATACATCCCTTCTAAGTCTGCTAGACGTTGCCCGTATTCATTTATCAATTGGTCTACCGTTTGTCTTTCCATCGCATCACCTCTATGCTACCTTAAGATAGTTGTCTTTGCTTTCCTCTTGATAATGCCCGGTTCTATGGCCATCCTCACAAATATAGATTGGTAGTCCCTCAAAATATTCTTTACCAATCAACGGCTTGTTACATTTCGGATCTAAGCATTTCATCTGTGATTCCGTTAAGTTCATTTTGCACATCCTCTACTAATTCATTCAATTTTAGGTTCATATTATTTTCCATTTTTATAAAATATATTGTATTTTAAATCCATTCAGAAAAGATAGTTTGAGCTTCTTTTAGTCTTGTAAATGCAGATTTTATTGCTTTAGTCCGAAGCTTTATTTGATTTTCCATTGGACAACTATGACCATTTTTTTGATTTAACCAACAGGCGTCACATACATAAGGGTGTGATTTATGCCATTCACATACTGGATTATATAAATGCTCATTTCCTTCTAGTGCTCCGCACTCAATACAAGTCCCATTTTTAATTTGTTCACTCATTTTTTTATCCTTTCCAATCAATGTTTTGTGTTTCCGGTGGATTGTAGAATACGCTCCGCTCAATTGGTAACGCATCCACGGCCACGGGTTCATAATAAATCACGGTCTTTGTTCGTGTGTCGTCATTGTAAAAGACTTTCTCTTGAAACAATCGCGCTCTCCCAAATTTGTCCGTCGCTTTGTCTATCAGTTCAACCGCCGCCGCGTAAGACTCTATATTGTACACTACTACTTTGTCAATGCCAACTGGCAAGCTTCGCTTGTGGATGTTGTATCGCTTAGGCCGATAAACTTGTTTCAGCTTTTCCTCCACTGTAGCTGGTATGATTGGCACAACATCCCCTTGCACAATTGCATCCGCTCGCTTCTTAGCTTCCCGCCATTTCCCCATTAGATTAAAGGTCATCGTTGTTTCCTCCTTTGCTTCGCTCATAAGCATCACGTTTATGATCTTCTGTTTCATCCGTTTCCATTCTACTTAATGGCGTTCCGCAATGTTTGCAAGCATTTTTGTCGCTCACTCGCAAGTTTTGCCATATTCCACATGGGTTACAAAACGCTTCGACCATCATTTTATTTTCCTTTTTGTAAATGTGCTAGAAACTTCGCTTCTAAATCCTCGTCACTATCGCCGCCTTCCGGCCAATTATGCCCTTGTCCTTCTGATGCATCCACCACGTCGGGCGCTCCACTGCCCTTGTCGTAGTCTTTCCATCTCTCTGTTTTGCTCCATTCACGTGGTTGATACCCTGGCACGTCGTCGATGCTGCCCGTCCCGTCTTGTTTTTGCCACCATTTTTTGTACTCATCATCGACAACCGATGCGGCGCTTGTGTAATGTGTTAGCTGGTACGGCTTGCCATTCTCAAACGTGCCGATGCGAGGATTTACCCCATTATGCCATCGTATTGTAGTCCACGGGAGCATTTCATCAATGCCTGTTATGTATGCTTTGCATTTCCTGGCCGCGCCCGTAATTATTTCCTTGGTTGTCGCTATCACCACCCCGACGCCTTTAACATGCGCGATGTAAAGGCTTGCCGTCTCATCTCGCCAAATGTCAATTATCCCGTTATCGTTAAACACTATCGTCGCATAATATCCGCTCACATCCTTAAGCGCGTCTGTCAATCGTATATTGTTTGCTCTTACTTCATGCTGTAAGTATTGAGTTAGTAAGGCTTCGCTGTCACAAGTGCTTAAAGGCTTGTCGTATTTCTCCGCGTTGCTTATGATTCCATTGTGCATTAGGGCCGTCCCGTTTCTGTAAAACGGATGCGTATTTGCTAGAGTCTTTGCACAAGTTGCAAATCTTCCATGCACTGCGATTGCATACAATTTGTTTGATCTATTTCCCTCCTCATTTGCTTGATGCTTTAATGCTTTCTCATATTTCATCAACACTTTGCTTTTATTCTTTCTCACTACGGCGGGCAAGTCTAGCCATCGCTGTATATGTACGCCCCGCTCGCCAAGTCTCATAATGCCTAACCCGTGATTATCTGTTTTCGTTATGATTGGCAATGCTGCCCGTGTGAATAGTTCCGCGTTCTTTTTGTTTTCAATTTCCACCACTGCGTAAAGTTTACACATTTTCATTTCTCCTTAAAATGGTACAGTTTCGAATTGGTTTACAGCTATCGGCACGTTCACATCGCCGTTTAGATCCGCTTCTGTCCTACTAACATTTATGTCACTAAACATTTTTTCACGCATTTCTAGCCATGCTACATTTTCATCTGATAGCTTCCATTTCTTTTGGGCAAGTTTGAAAGTACCAGGGCAGCGCATCATCATTTCGGGCATATCTACGATTCCCTCTAGGGTTTCAACCCAGTTTATGATTTTCGTCGCGTTCAACGTGCCACCGAAAAGCCGTACCTCTAGCGTTCTGTATCGGTCATAGGCCGTTGCGTTGACTGCTTTGTATCTTTCTTGATATCTTGCGTCATTCCAGTTTGCGGTACGGTTACGGTGACAGTATCCGTTTTTATGTCTACTCGCTGGGACTACCTTATACAAGAGGCTAAGGCTTCGCACAAGATTGTTGAAAGCAATATCCGGTCTTGGATTGTTGCGCTGGTCTAAATGTACGTGTAGCCCGCATGACGTGTTGACATACGCGCCAAGGTTCCGAAGTGTGTCTAAGATTTTGGGCAATATGTCCCTCACTTCGCTACGCTTTAAGCACACTCGGATTTCTCTGCCTTCCTCTCCGCTTTCATAGTTCACGCTTCCATCTGTTCCGACGGCTACATATTTGTGGAATGGCGCAAGCGCCGTGAAATCGGCAGTTCGTGGCATTACACACTCGATTTCAATTCCTATGTATTGGTCATTTGTCACTGGCGTTTTCGGATCACGTAAGCGCCTAACTAAAATTTCCATCATAAACTGACCCGGCTTGCGTCGTAAGATTTTCGCGCCCTTAGTGTCGTATAATACTTTGCTCATGCGTCGATACTCTTTGATTTGTCGAATGAGGCTTTCCTTAGCTATCTTTAAGGCCATTACTCGCGGTTTATCCGACGGAATAGTTGATCTAAACGAATATCCGTTCACAGTTCGCATAAGCGCGTCATCATGATACACCATCAAACCATTTTTGAATCGTTGCCGTAATTCTTTCATGTCGTGGCGCATACTGTCTAAGCGGTTGTTGCTGTTAAACTTTGCACCTAACTTGATTGCTTCCCGAACGTAGGCCGCTGTCACTTCTCGCATTGTCATCAAGCGCGTGAGCGCATCAACGGCGTACTGTCTCCCCCTACTCTCGAAACGTCGATCTATTTTATAAAGCGTTCGCATGATTTATTTCCTCACTTGTTTGTAGATTCTCAAACAGTCTACACCATACACAAAGATATAACCAGGACAATCGAATGAAAAATTGGTGACAAGTTCAATCGGAATGATTTTGACCAATTTCATAGGCTCGCCCCTTGTTGCTCTGTGTTGCTCACGTACACATCAAATGTGTCTGTCCCGTCTAAGTGCATCATTTTAAATTTCAGGATAAAGCCTTTATGTTCCAATTCTCGCGCTTCTTTTGGTGTAAGCGTCACCGTTCGTATTTTGGTCATATCATCAACCCATGTACTGCGTTAAACTTGTGAAAAACTCTTGTGGCTTGATTTCCACTACACCATTTGCCCCCGCAAGCCATTTGTTGATATGCTTCGACGTTGTATTGCTCCATTTCTTAGACGTTCTGTAAAACACTCCGTTAAAATATGCTGCAACCGGTGTATTGTACGAAAACAAAACATGATTATCTTTTCCGAATGTGATTTCCGTCTGATTTGTTCCGAGTTTATTTAAGGTCATTGTGAAATCTCCTTATCCGTCAATTTTGTTTCTTTGCTTCTGTCTAAGTCTACCATGAGAATTGTGACAACATCAAGTCTTTTATATGAAATCTTCGTGATAATTAGGCATTTTCATTGCATCTAAAAATAAATATCAAATTCTTGTCTGTTAAAACCCCGATTTTGCCTACTACTAATGGAGAGGTATACGCTTAAACGATTTCTGTAAGGTTACTCCGATAAAAGACCTAAGCTAGAAAGAAGTGTCAGAGGGGACTCATCCGTTTGGTTTTGGCTACTTACGATTAACGGCCCCGATTAAGATACCATAAGACTCATATTTAATGTTATTGGGACATTAAGACTCGCAACAATCTTTCTTCTTACCTTCGCCCCCTAACGGCTATCTTAAGAAAAAAGAAAAGTAGCGTGCTGCCCAAATTAAAAGAGAATGAAAGACAAGTATTTAATTGATAAGAATAAGCAACCAATAGTAATGCCTTCTAAAGAACAGCTAGACATGAATGATGAGCTTTCTAAGGAATTTAGAGCGATAGTTACAACTATTTTAAAAGAAAAGTAAAAAGCTTGTCTGTTAAAATGGGGTTTTTGCCTACTACTAATAGAGGGACTTATTGAAAGCTAGAGAATAGCAAAGCTAAAAACAAACGATTTAAACAAAGATTTAAGCTAAAAAGCTATAAACAGAGCAATATAACACAGAATAAGCTAACAAGAGAGGAAACAATGACCAGGATTGAAGAAATCGATGCTTTACTAAAAAGCCTAGAGCTAACGCATAACGTAGTGGTAAGCGATAGCCCTAAACGTAGCGAGGTTGTAGCCGTTATCGACTTCTTAAGACAAGCTGCCTTTAATCTCACACAAGAAAGAGAAGCTTTGAGGAAGCAAAGCGAAGCGGAAGCCAAGAGCAAAACAATTGAGCCTGAGATTGTTGCTTAAGAATAGGCCGGTAGGTAGGGCGGGGGAAGTAGTGGCATCGTTCCCTTTAGGTTTGAAAGATTTTTCTTAGATACCTTAAAGAATAGAGCATAGAAAGAATGTCATTGTATTATAGTAAAATCTCTGATTATCAAGTAGAAGATGGGATATTGAACATCTATCTCCCACTGGACAATCAAACTAAAGACCTGTACCAAATCCTCTCAGACATGCGAAAACCCAGTCGAGAGTATTTCGATCATGAAACCTTGATCGCTGTAGAATGGTTCATTCCGAAAGGCTTTGCCATGCTTAAGAAACTAGAAAAGCTTGGTCAATGGAGAGAAATCTTCGCATTCTCTCCCACTTCCCAAAATCAAACACATTAAACAGGGATTTTGGGGGGAAAAAGACGAAAAACGTATGATGGGATCAAAACACCCAAAAAAGGGCCGGAAATCAAGAGCTAGGAAGCCAGGTGGGGTTTTAAAGAGCTATGCTTACATGCTTTTTGGTATGGCAGGAACCTGGGAAGAATACAATGAATGGGGGGATACAAAAGAAAGTCTCCTTCTTCCAGCAATAAAGCACCTGAAATATGACCATGATGCAAATATTTTGGAATTGGCTACAAACAAAGTAACAAAATTGAGATTAAAGGACAAAGGAAATGAAGTATTGGGAAGCGATGCTGAAAGGCAGTAAATTGAGGCCACAAGCCTTCGTCAGTATGTTTGATGGACAAGGCACTTGTGCTGTTGGAGCCATGTTTGAAGGATTCTTCGGGAAAAAGGCTTTGGAATCTTGTCACATGGATGCCTGGCGGCTGGTAGAAGATTTGAATTACAAATTTGGTCAGATAGAATGCCCTGTTTGTCACATTTCTTGGCAGATGGGAAATACCTTATGGCATCTGAATGACATCCATAAGTGGAGCAGAGAGAACATTGCGTATTTTTTACGCTCGGTTGAGGAACCGAATAGAACGATTGAGGAGAAGAAAAATGTGGAAGAACTTGTTGCCTAAGCCGATAACGTATGTATTTCCTTTTAAGTTTTTTGTGCTGGCTACTGTATTTCATTCTGTTGGCTTTGCCTATGCCGCTTGCTTGGCACTAGCCTTAGGGTATATGAAGGATGGATTTGATAAACTTCAAGAGACAAAGGTGAGTAAGGTGGATGACGTTTTGAGACATAAAGTTGAACAGCTTGAGGCTGCTGTGACAGCGATGGTGACACGAGAAAAGGCGAGAGGGTGGTAAAAGGATATGGGAATGAGGATTGAGATAAAAGTGTACAGTCCGCAAGGCGAACCGATTGAAATGACTTTTGAGGAAGCGAAGATGCTTTGGGAAGAATTGAACAAGATTTTCGGAGATAAATAATGTTTAATATTTCTAACGATAGTCTATTTTTAACAAAAACAGCTCAACTGTGGCATTCATATATCCCAGGCTATGATAGTGTGCAGTTTATCATCAGAGCACCAGGTGACGGAAGAAGAAATATTTTTACCAATGAGGGATGGAAAGAAGATGATAAAGCTGTAGATAAAAATTATTGCTACATCCCTTTTGGTTTTGTTAATGCCTTTATTGAAAAAATAAGTAAAGAGATTAATTTATCTCCTACTCAAAGTAAAAAACTCAATGATTTTTTGTTCAAAGAACAGTTGTATGAATTAGAATCCTTAGAATCAAAAAAGAAAGAAAAAAAGACAGATAAAATCACGTCTTTCTTAGTACATATTGCGTCAAACTACCTTAAAAGTAAAGATGTCCGGTGGATTAATTATGGAAAATAATTTACCGGAATGGAACAATACAGAAGGCCAGAATTTTAATTTGAACCAACAACACACATCTGGCTATATTCAACAAGTAGGTGTGTGTCCTACGTGCCACAGATGTCCCACTTGTGGACAACCATCGAACTATTGGTATCCTTGGTGGCGGTATCAACCGAACATTGTGGGTTGTAGCACAACTGGCTCGAACACAATTCAAGGTGGAACTCTGACGTGCTAAGCGTAGCCTTGGTTTTTGCTGTTAATGATGTCTTGGCTCTGCGGTCTTTCAACACTTTCTTAAACAATTTTGTAATTCATGAGAAGCCCAATTTCATTGAACGCTGGGCAGCGAAGAGAGCACAAGGCTGGATTCAGTCTCGCGCCATGACGATTTTTAAAGATATTCGTAGAGAGACGGCAGATAAGCAAATTGATCTTGCTCTGAATCAATGTGGAGCGGATATGTTTGCTGTTTTGTCTTTGTCTACACAGCCTAGTTTTCAGCCGACAGCCGGAGATGAACTATTTCTGGCCATTGCCGCAGCGGAACTTGCCTTCAAAAAGCTTCAGTCTCCTCGATCCGAAGAAATATACAAGTAAATCGGTGCCCTCTTAGCTCAATCGGTAGAGCATCGGTTTTGTAAACCGCTGACAAGGGTTCGATTCCTTTAGGGGGCTAAAAATTTTATGGAAGAAAATAAAGAAATATCAAAAGAACCAGAGATTAGTCCCCTTACAGGTCGTAAACGAGAATTTCCTCACGCCAATTTAACTGGCCGCCCAAAGGGAGTTAAGAATAAGCCCAAGACAGTATTTGATCGGTTTAGAAAAGATCCTGCGGAAGAGTTGATTAAGATTGCTGCACTTCTTCGTACTTGTCCTTTGGAATATCAACGGAAAGCCTTGGAAGCAGAAATGAAGATTTGGATGGAACTTTTGGAATATCAGAAAGCCAAGAGAAAACCCGTCACTGAGAAAGAGCAAAAACAAGAGGAATCAAAAAAAGCAGCAGATGTTGCATTCAATCTACTGAAGGAATTGGAAAAAGAAACCGATGCTCACACCGGAACAACGGGAACAAGCAATCCGACAAGCGTGGATTCAGGGAAATCTGATCTACAAGCTGAAACCAGTCCAGAAAAAGATTTACAAGACGGTAACGGAGAGTAAAGAATTAATTGATGTAGTGAATTGTTCTCGTCGTTTGGGAAAAACCACTACAATGCTTCTTATCTGTATCGAAGAAGCCATTCGCACTCCCAAGTCTCACATTCATTTTGCTGCTCCTTATCAGAATCAAGTGAAGGAATATCTCATTCCCATCTTGAATCAACTGCTTGAAGATTGCCCTGAAGATTTGAGGCCGAAATTTAAGAGCTTAGAAAACAAAGTAGTATTTGATAATGGCAGTTTTATCAAACTTTGCGGCTGTAACAATCTTCAGTACAACAATTTGCGTGGAAACAAGTCAGATAAATTCGTCATTGATGAGGCTCGTGACGTTGATGATTTGACAACAGTGATTAAAGACATTGCCTTGCCACAGCTTTTGAGCAGCAGCAGCCCAAGAAAGAAGATCATTCTTCCATCTACACCTCCCACAACACCAGATCATCCATACAAAGTGTATGCTGAGAAAGCCAAAGCAAGGGGGGCGTACAGCGAATACACGATTGATGAAAGTTGGTACACAAAAGATGAAATACAGCGATTTTTGGAAGAATCTGGCGGACGGGATAGCACCACTAGCCAACGAGAATATTTCTGTAAGTTTGTTACAGAGAGCAGCCTTCAAATCATCCCTGAATGGGACTCAACCAAGTTTGTTGGAGAAGTTGAAAAAAATGATTTCTTCCGTTTCTATATCCCAGTTGAGTCAATGGATGTGGGCTATCGAGACTTCACAGCCTGGATTTTGGGTTATTATGATTTTAACAACGCTCGGCTTGTTATCGAGTATGAACTAGCTTTACGAGAGAATGAATTTACAACAGAAAAGTTTGCTGAGGAAGTAACAAAGCTTGAAGGAAATTATAGAGATAGCAACAACGTTCGCATTAGACGTATTGCCGATAATAATAATCTTAATATTATTGCAGATCTTGCTCGGATATACAAATTACCTTTTGCTCCGGTAAGTAAAAAAAGTGGCAAAGAATGGATGGTCAACCAGGCTCGTCAATATGTCAGGTCTGGCAAGGTGGTTATCCACCCTCGGTGTCGGATGCTTATTACTTCACTCGAATTTGGAATCTGGAAACGTAATCGAGAGGATTTTGAGCGAAGTGCAGAACTTGGACATTATGATTTTGTTGATGCTTTTGTATATTTGATCGCTGGACTCATCCCAACAGTACAAAATATCAATCCAATTCCGCCATTGTATAATCTAGATGTTTCACGGACTATGTTTCCGAATAATCAAATTCCACAACAAGATACATCTACCACAGATGATGCTATTAGACGAATGTTTAAATTAAGGTAATAAATGAATTCAACAAATTTTGACCAATATTGGGCTACAGTTGATCCCCTTCAACTTTGCGGTATTCTTACCGATAAAGTGGATGAATTTGATCGTTATCTTGATATGTCGGGGCGCTGGATTAATTGGCGTGATTTGTACTATCATTATTTTTTAGTCAATGAACAAAATTATCTATTTCCGACTTATGGAGCAGATGGTTTTATGCGTCTTAACATAAACCATTTCAGAGCCATTCTTCGCCATCTATTGTCTTTGGTGACGGCGCAACGTGTTACCCCGATTCCTGTTGCTGTGAACAGCGATTATGAATCCCAAGCTCAAGTAGATTTTTGCAAAAACATTCTGAACTATGTAGAAAAAGAAAAGCGTTTAGAGGATATGTATGAAAACGCTACTGAAATTGCTTTACTTATGGGTTGTTCTTACGTCGCCCGTGAGTGGGATGCTACCCTTGGTGATGTATACGGGTCTGATCCTGAAACGGGAACGAATACAACAAAAGGTGATTTCGTTATCTCGACCTACAATCCCCTAGATGTCATTTTTGACTATTCAGCATCATCTTGGGAAGAATGCAGTTGGTACATTTTGCGGAAATATGTGAATCGTTGGGATTTGGTTGCCAAGTTCCCACAATATGCTGAGCAAATCAAAGCTCTTTCAATTTCTCCTGTAGTTAAGCGGCATCGTCTTGGGCATTTGGTCAATGAACCAAATACAGACTTGGTGCCTTTGTATACATTCTATCATAAGAAAACTTCAACTCTGCCAAGTGGTAGAGCTACTCTTTTCATTGATGGGAACACATGCTTGTTCGATGGTGAATTGCCGTATAAGCGAATTCCGCTGAGTCGGATCGCTACAGATCGTCAACTCAATACACCATTCCCGTATACAGTGTCAATGGATCTTCTTCCGATTCAAAAGGTGTATAATGCCCTTTGTTCGACTATCACAACGAATCAAGCTGCATTCGGTGTGCAAAATATTCTTATTCCTAGAGAAACATCAGTTGCTCTTAAACAACTCACTGAAGGACTTAACGCTATCTATTATGATGCAGCAGTTACTCAGGGAGCGAAACCAGAGCCACTTAATCTCCTCGCCACGGCTGGGGAAATCTTTAAATGGATTGAGTATCTTGAACAGAAGATGGCCCAAATTTCCGGTGTCAATGATACGATTCAAGGAAATCCAGAAGCCAATCTAAAATCAGGGACAGCTTTAGCATTTATTGCATCGCAAGCTCTAACTTTTATCAGTCCCCTTGCTCGTTCATATAATTCCTTAATGGAAGAAACATGGACTGGCATCATTGATATTCTCAAAGAATTCGCTACAACTCCACGACTCATTCTGATTTCTGGTGTGAACAATCGTTCATTGGCGAGAGAGTTTGTTAATACTGATATTGCAGACATTGACCGTGTTCTTGTTGAAGCTGGAAATCCGTTGATGAACACATTGGCTGGAAGAATTCAAATTGCTCAGGAATTGATGAACTCAGGTGTCCTAACGAAAGAGGAATATTTTACAGTGCTTCGTACAGGTCAACTTGAGCCCTTGTATGCTTATGAAAGAGCAGAACTCATGTCCATTAAAGCTGCACTTGAAGATTTGCAGAATGGAAAACAAGTTGTTGCTTTGACAACTGACAATCATCCATTGTGGATGCGTGAACTTCTCACTTTGTTGTCTGATCCAGAAATTCGTCGTCAGGCTAATAGTCCGATTGTTAAGAATACGCTTGATCTATTTATGCAGCATGACCAAATGTGGCAGCAAATCACAGCAAACAATCCTGCTATGCTGGCGATTCAAAACATTCCGCCTCGACCGCAAGCTCAACAGCCTCCGGCTCCTGGGTCAGATGATAGAATCAACATCCAAGTCAATTACAAAGACTTGCCTCCGCAAGCACAAGCTGAATTGGATCAAAAGATTGGTTTGCCGGTTACACCGCCGCAACCTCCGCAGCAAGGGAATCCCGCCGGAAACCCGCCAAATGCGCCAGGAGTGCCAGGGCAGATAACTAATCCAAGAGGATCAAAGGTGCCAGCGGCACCAAATCTTCCTGGTGTGATGCAGAATGTTCCGGCGAATGATAAGGCAAATGCTCCTGCTATACCTGGAATGCCGAATCTTCCGAAGGGATCACCAGCAATGATACAAGATGCCTACAAAAATTTACAACAAACTGTACCCCAACATCCAGGGATGCCACAATAAGGATTTCAAATGTCAAACTTACTAACAGGGAATTTTCCCTACAAAACATATCGTAATATCAATCTGTCTACAACAGGTCAGATTGCTAAAGCGAATGCAGGACAAATTTTCACAGCACTTTTGTCTAACACGGCTGGTTCTATTGTGTATGTGAAGTTGTACGACAAAGCAACAGCCCCGACAAGTAGTGACACTCCCACGCATACGATTCCGTTGCAAGCGAATCAAACTTTACCGTGGAGTTCAGTAGATGGAATCAATTTTACGACAGGAATAAGCATGAGGGCTTCTACTGGCGTAGCTGATAATGATAACACGGCTCCTGCCGCGAATCAAGTTATCGTCAACATCGAATATCTTTAAGCAGTAGTAGTTGAGGCCACGTAGGTTCCGCAGTATTAAGAGAACAGCGTTAAAGGAGAAATAGTATGGCAGACAATGCCCCAGTAGCACCAGCTACACCCAATGCAACGCCAGATTTATCCAATCTGAGCAATGTCAAAGCAGAAGGTGCATTGGTTAAACCGAATGGTGAACCAGTAAACAAAGGTACAGACACAAAAGCTGCCTCTGTTACAGCAGCAGATAAAGCTGAAGTAAAGACGGCGATTGAGAAGATTAAAATTGGCGAAGGTGAAGAATATACTGTAGCCGAAATGAAAGCTTTGATTGAAAAAGCCAAGGGTGCCGATAAGAAATTTTTAGAGGCCAGCAAAGCCAAGAAAGAAGCCATGCGAGTTTTCAAAATGGCGAAAGAAGATCCGAAAGGATTTCTTGAAAAAACTGGTCTTGACCCAAAGAAATTTGCTTATGATGAGGTTGCAGAGGATGTAAAAAATCAACTTCGTGATCCTCGTGAAATTGAGCTTGAAAAAGCCCAAAAGAAAATCAAAGAGTACGAAGAAAGAGAAGCTGCTGAAAAACAAACACGAGAACAAGCCAAGATTGAACGAGAAGCTAAAGCATTGGAACAGCGGTTTCATGCAGAAGCAATTGAGGCTCTTGAAGCCTTTCCGCAGTTGCCTAAGACAGCACGAATTGTCGCTGAATTAGCTCGTGCAGTAGATCAAGTTCGACAGAAGCATGGTGTTCTTCTTTCGATGAAAGAAGTAGCTCCATTGGTTGTCAAAGAAGTTCGTAGTGGACTGAGCGGTGTTCTTCGCGGTGCTTCACCAGAACAATTGATTGAATTGATCGGCCAAGAAGCTGTAGATGCAATTTTGAAACATAGCCTTACCAAAGTGAAAGATCCGTTGAAAGGTGGTAAAGCTGGCGCAGCAGGTGAGGCTGGATCTGCGAAGCCAGAAGAAAAGAAATGGAAAAATTCACATGAGTATTGGAAATCCATTGATCGTGCTGCAAAAGAGGAAAGAGAGCGAGGTGGAAGATAATGGCTAAGGAAACTGTTAAATCTATTGCTGAAGTACGAAAAGTAAAGCCAATTATTGCCTATTTTCTTCTTGAAAAAAATGGTGGATATGAAGTACATGAAGCATATATAGAAGAAGATTTAGTATTAGGGACGAAGCGACTTAGTGATGCTGATGCCTGGGATCAATCAATTCTGGTTCTTGAAGCAGCACTTAGTAAACAATTCGCATAATTTAGGCGTTTTGGGGTTGACTTCCCCTAGCGTAATGACGCCCCTGGTCAGGGAAAGCCTATAATTCGCAAAATATCGAAAGATTGAGCAACATGGCCGCTGGCTTGCAATCCATGTAAAAAATCAAGCCAATTCGCGGAATAGAGAAATGGCATCTCGTAAGCCTCATAAGCTTAAGATCGGTGGTTCGATTCCATCTTCCGCTACCATATAAGTCCTCCCACCCCTGCAATGTAGGGACGGTGGCAGAGCAAAATAGAAGCCCATAACGCAATAGAAATGGTGAAAACTGTTGATGACACACCTAAGTCTATTCCTGTCTAAGTTCCTATTGAATAAAACGTAACAAATAAAAATTCATTTAAAAGGAAGTAATCTACAATGGCTGCAACAATTCCCTCGTCAATTATCGGTGATTTTAAGGAACGCTACAATCCGAAAGGTATTCAAGATGCGATCCCTGAGTCCCGCGTTCTGTTGAAGAACGTAGAATTCAACAAAGCTACACTCGTCGGTAACGCTTTCCACACCCCCGTTATCTTGTCGGATGAAGCTGGCTTCACCTATGCCGCGAATAACGCTGGTAACTATGCGTTGAACGGCCCTATCAGCTTGAACGTGCCGGATGCTCAAGTGCGTCCCGCGCAAATCACGCTGGTTTCTCAAATCTCTTATGACGCTCTCTCCCAGTCCCTCGGATCGGGCGCAGCGTTCTTGTCGGCTACCAAACTCATCACAAAGCGTATGATTGATTCGATGTCCAAACGTGTCGAATTGGCTGCGTTGTATGGTGGTGCGGGTTTAGGTAAAACGGCTCTTACTGGTTCCTCGAATGTGGACACAACGCATGAAATCGTTGCTTTCACAGAAGCTTCTTGGAGTGATGGTATTTGGGCCGGGACAGTGAACAACCAAGTTCAGTTCTATAATGGTGTTACACTTGTTAGTTCGGGTGCTGATTCAATCTTTACAATTACAGCAGTTAACCCGACCCTTCGCACATTGACAGTAAGTGGCTCTACAACTGGTATTGCTGCCCTTCATGCGTTAGTTGTGACGACTCCTACAACTCTGGATATTTATTTCAATAGTGCTTATGGAAATGAAATGACAGGTGTGTATACAATCCTAACAAACACAGGTACGCTATTCAATATCAGTGCTGCGACCTATGACTTGTGGAAAGCTAACACTGTCGATAACAACTCTGGTAAACTAACCTTCTTGGCTCTGCAAAATGCTGTTGCTATTGCTGTTGGTCGTGGTTTGGATACAGAAGTGGATGTTCTGGTGAACCCGAAAGTTTGGGCGAACTTGGTTACATCTCAATCTGGTGCGCGTCGGTTTGATAGCTCGTATAAGAAATCTGTTATGGAGAATGGCGCTGAGAAGCTCACGTTCTATTCGCAGAATGGTACGATGAATATCACTCCTAGCCTGTATGTGAAACAAGGCGATTGCTTCATTTTGCCTTTTGAACACATGCAACGTATTGGTTCTATGGATATTGAATTCATGCCGCAAGTTATGGGCAGTGATGAATTCTTCCAATATGTTCCTGGCTACAATGCTTATGAGTTGCGTCTGTGGACAAACCAGCAAATCTTCATTGAGCTTCCGGCTCGCTGCGTGTTGATCTACAACATTTCGTTAAGCTAATCAGTTTCAAACACACTGTAATGGTGTGTTGAAAAAATGGGCCTTAGAAGGTTTTATTCCTTCTAGGGCCTATCATCCAACACATCAATCATATTTTTAGGAGAAATTAAATGTCATCTTTCGTTCGTATAATTCATTCAGTTCCAGATTCAGCCACAACAATGCAAGCCAAACTTGACATTGATACCAATGCCACATCCTATAGTGAACAAGCTGTTGAGGCTTTGTTTACCTCCATTGTTGACGGAAATCAAACTTCATATACTAAAGTTGCTACAGGAGTGGTTCAAGCCACAGCTACAATGACCTCAACTGGATCTGCTGTAGATAGTGAAACAGCATTGGTAGCTAACACGACTCTCACAGCGAAAACATCTGGGGCAGTTCCAGCCAATGGTGAATTCAATATTAGTGCTACACCAACAACTCAAGCTGCCAATATTGCTCTTGCTATCAACAGTGTTGCAGCTTTGTCTGGCGTGGTTACAGCTACATCTGCTTTGGGTGTTGTAACAATCACAGCAGTTGTTCCTGGCAAAATGGGCAATGGACTTCAGATTTCTGAAGGTCTTACCAATGTCACTGCAACAGCCTTTTCAGGTGGATCGGACGGCAAACAGGTTTCTAAAAACTACGGTTCCGCATCGTAAGTCAGTTCATCTTTAGTCTCAAAGGATAACCTATGTCGTCATTGGTTACATTTAATGGTCAGAACTACATCATCCCCGCAACGGGAGAAGTAGGGTGGGGAAATAATGTTAGCAACTACCTTATTGCTATTGCTGCTGGTTGTTTGCAAAAGACCGGAGGAGCTTTTACTCTGTCTACAGAGACAGATTTTGGCGCTTCTTTTGGTCTAAAGTCTCTTTATTACAAAAGCAAAACAATTAATATTGCTTCTACTGGAATTCTGCGCCTTGCAAATACTTCAGACTCTATTTCATGGAGAAATGCTGCTAATAATGCTGATCTTTCTCTTTTAGTTAATTCTTCAGACCAACTTACTTTTAATGGTGTTCCAATTGGCGGTGGGGGAATTTATACCCCATCTCGCGCTATAGTTACTGATGGAAGTGGAAATTTAGTTGTAGCAACTACTACTGCAACTGAGATTAGTTATGTCAATGGGGTAACTTCATCCATTCAAACTCAACTTAATAATAAACAATACAATATGCTTATTGTGCCAGTTGAGCAATATGGAGCTATTGGTGATGGAACTACTGATGATACTACAGCCATTCGTAATGCTATAACAGCAGTTAGTGCTGCTGGTGGTGGCACTGTTTTACTTACAAAAAATTACGCAGTAACAAATAGTATTTATCATCCTTCTAATATTATGTTAAAGGGTGCAGGAATTGAGCGATCATCTATCATTGCAAAATCTGGATCTTTTCCAGTTGATACTGCTCTTGTTTACAGCGCCCAAGCTAATGGAACACTTTACACTACTGTTTCTCCTGGAATGGGCGCAGCTATTGTTGATATAAAACTTGATTGTTCTGGTATGCCAAATGCTACTGGGGATGGAACTGGTCAAGGATATGGCGTATTTAACATGACCGATTTCTTAGCTACTCGTGTTCATGTTCTTAGTTCTCAGGGATATGGATTCCACATGGCAGCAGATGATGGAACTTATGGATTGCTTAATCCTACAGTTGCTTTCTGTGTAATTGAGGATTGTGGAAAACATGGTAATCAAGATTCTATTGGTGGAGGAAATACATCTCATTCAACTTTTGCTTTTAACTGGATCAAATCTCCAAATGGAACTGCAATTGACAATGTTCATGTAACTGATGCTCTATGGATTGGGAATAAATCTACAGGAGCTTCATCCCATAATGGTCAAATTTGGTCTGATTTTGGGATGGTAAAATCTCGAATTATCAATAACTATATTGAGAATGGGTCTATTCATATTTACGGTTATCTTGCTCCTGGACTATTAGGTGCTCCAAGCAATGTATTAATTCAAGGAAATTATATTTCCAACGGTGGATCATCTGCAATTTTTGTTTCTGCTGCAAATCAAGTAAGTGGCGATACACGAGTAGCAACTGGCTGTCAAATTGTCAATAATATAATTGATGGTTGTATTGATAATGCTATTGTTGCTCAAGATGCTCCTGGGATTGTCATTGCTAATAATAGTATTCCAAGTTGGGATACAACTTTATCTGGGGCTGCTGCTATTGCACTTCTTGGTGGCCCAAATACAGCTATCGGAACTACTGGTTGTGTCATTGCTGGAAATACTGGTACTGTAAGTTCTACAACTCTTTATTACAGTGAAGGTACTGCTGGACAAACCAATAAAAATACACTTTATGGAAATAATTTTCCAGGTGGCACTGTTACCTTAGATAGTACATCTCCTGTCAGTATTTTTACTATTGAAACACCTTTAGCATTTGCTGATGGATCATCGAGTTCTCCATCATTAAAATTATCTAATGCTGTAAATACCGGATTTTATAAAGCTGGAACTAATATGCTGGGCTATACATCAAATGGCGCAGCAGTTTGGATTACTGAAAGTAGCAATGGTTTCTATCCCGCTTCAACTAATACATATAATCTTGGTATAGCTGGAACTAATCATTGGAAAAATTTATATTTATCAACTGCATTACTTATAAGTGCAACATCCAATCAATTAGTTCTTGGTACTACAAATACTACTACAATCTCAGTAAGCGCCCCAGCAGCCAGTCGTATATATACTGTACCTGATGCTGGTGGAACATCTAATTTTATTCTTTCAGGTTGGGGTCAGATTGTAAATGCTGATATTTCAGCTTCGGCTGCTATTGCTATTACAAAAATAGCTCCTGGAATAGCCAATCAGATTATTGGTGCAAATGCTGGCGCTACGGCAAATGAGTATAAAACTCTTACTCCAACAACTAATCAAGTAACTATTACTCATGGTGCTGGAACAGTCACTTTTGGTACTCCGCAAAATATTGATACTTCAGCCAATGTTCAATTTGGAACACTTGCTCTTGGTTCTACTCTTGATTCATCTTCAATTTTAAGTTTGACTTCAACGACTAAAGGTTTCTTGCCACCGCGTATGACTACTATGCAACGCAATGCTATTTCAAGTCCTACTGATGGATTAGTTGTTTACGATACAGATTTAGCTGAATTATTTTTGCGAGCAAGTAGTGTTTGGACTCCTCTTTCAGTTGGTGGTGGAAGTGGTACAGTATCCTCAGGTACTCAATATCAACTTACTTATTATGCTGCTAATGGAACAACTGTTTCTGGACTTACTCTTATTACAGGAAGTCGCGCACTTGTTTCAGATTCAAATGGCCTTCCTATTGCTGCTACAACTACAGCCACAGAAATTGGGTACGTTTCTGGCGTAACTTCAGCTATACAAACACAACTGAATGCTAAAGCTCCTATAGCAAGTCCAACATTTACTGGAACAGCAACTACTCCGAATTTGGCAGTATCTGGATCATCTGGAAATACACTAGCAGTTAATACGAATGATTTATATGTAGATAGTACGAATCATCAAGTTGGTATTCGTTTAACTCCCCAATTAAGTTTAGATGTAGAAGCTGGTACAAATATAACTGGCGGCGCATTTATGTCAGTTATTCGGGGCAAATCAACTTCTTCTCAAATTTCTGATAAACCAGGTATAATTCTTGGGTATAATAATGCTGGTACAAGTGGAATTGTGGCAGCTGCTACCCAATCGGCTGGAACAGGATTAGAATTTTGGACATTTAATGGATCATCTTGGGGAGCTAGACAAAGTATTTCTTCTGCTGGTGCTAGTACATTCTCAGGAAATATTGCATTTACTTCAACATCCACTCAAGGAATTGTTGGTACAACAACAAATGATAATGCTGCTGCTGGAAATGTTGGACAAACTGTTTCATCTGCTGTATCTGCTGTTTCACTTAGTAATAGTGTTACTTGGGCTGATGCTACATCAATTAGTCTTACAGCGGGTGACTGGTTAATTTCAGTAATTGGAAATTTTTTAGACAATACCAATACAACAGTTTCTAATTATGCTATGGGAGTTAGTACTACCTCAGGAGATAGTGGAACTGGACTTAGTTTGGGAGATAATGAAATTTCTTTAACTGGATATTTTCAAATTACTGGTAGTACACAAACTTCAGCAGCAATTCCAGGATATAGAGTTTCTTTGTCAGGAACGACAACCCATTATTTAAAAGTCAGTACTACTTTTAGTAGTGGAACTCAACCACAATTTTACGGTCGAATTTCAGCAGTTAGAATTCGATAAGGGAATACTATGGTTTATCTTATTCGATCAGATGGCGCACTTTGTAAATTTGACGGAATGTCTGAAGAAGATATTTTAGCAATGCTTATTGCTCAAGGACTTACAGGAACCATTTTATCAGAATCAGATTATTTAACTGCACTTGCAGCTTTGCAATCACAACTTTAATTTAATGGAGAATACAATGCAACCAATGCACGATGATGAAAAACAAGATGCTGATATGATAAGTCAAGTTCTCCGCAAAATAGCTGATGAAATGGATCAGATGGATGCGGATGGCTACTTACCAGATCACATGAAACCAAAACATGCTGAAATTATGGTGGAAGCTCATAATGAACCAGAACCAACGGAACATGATGAGGAAGATGGTCAAGATAATCTACCGGAATTGATGGATAAAGCAAGTTCTGCTGATGATGAAGGTAATCTGCCTGAAGATAAAGAAGAACATATTGATCCGTCTATTGCGGCGATTGTTTCCCAAAAGAAACAAGAGCAGGGAATGGCCGAAGGTGGAGAGGTGAAAACTCCTCATTTTTTGGAAGGACTTAAGAAAGGTGCGCTTCATCATGATCTTCATGTTCCTGAAAGCAAGCCAATTCCTTCTGGAAAGCTTGAAAAGGCTACTCATTCTGAGGATGAAACCCTTCGCAAGCGTGCTCAATTCGCAGAAAACGCAAAACACTGGCATCACAAATAATTTACCCCAGTATTAGCAATTCGCAAACTGCTAATTAGGAGAACACAATGGCCGTAGATTATAGCACAGATGCTTTGCTCACATCTGTCAAGACTCGCAGTATGAATGCCTCAAATCAGAGTCTTGTTTCAGATGATGATATGATTCGTATTGCTTCGGAAGAATTGCAATCTACAATCATTCCATTCATTGAGAGTGTGAAGCAAGAATATTGGGTGACAATGAAGGACAATCCTTTTGTTCAGGGAACTTTGACGTATGAAATTCCTCAACGAGCAAGTGGATCTAAACTTCGTGATGTCATGCTTGTTGACAATCAAGGCAATGAAGTACTTCTAAATTACATTCAACCGGAAGATATGAAATCTTCTTGGGCTTATGCTCCATATCAATTTGGTTTCTATCCAATGGATAATCATATTGTTTTGGTACTTGGAAATCTTCTTGGTGCTGCAAATTATCAATTTGTTCGGATGAATTATTTTCGTAGACCCAATACTCTTTGCTCAACAAGTGATGCCGGACAAGTAGTTGCAATCAATCGAACTACAGGTGAAGTGACACTGACGTTTGTTCCGACAACATGGACTACATCAACAACTTTTGACTGCATTGCTTCACAATCTCCTTTTTCGAGTCATGGCGATGACCAAACTATTACAGCTATCAATGGCTTTATCCTTACTTTTACTTCTGTACCTTCTGCTCTTACCATCGGCGATTGGGTGAGTGAAGCAAATACTTCTCCTATTCCACAAATTCCAGTAGAAGCACAACGACTCTTGGAAGCTCTCACGGCTGCTCGTATTCTCCAATATACAGGTGATCCAGCATTTCAAGTGTTTCAAATGCAAGCAGAAGATTGTAAGAAAAGTTTGATTCAAGTACTAACACCAAGAGTGGATGGTACTCCTGCGAAATTCCCACTAAGAAATAGATTATGGGGATGGTGGTAAATAATGGCTTCGCAACAAAGTCCATTACAAGAACTGGAAGAACTTAGACTTAAACCAGCGGGAATTTGGACATATCCTAATACTTTTTCAGAGTCTCCTCCTGGATCTTTAACTGAAGCTATTAATGTTCGGATTTCCAGACCTAGCGTTCTTGAACAACGTAGAGGACAAGTTCCAGTTGGGCCGGTTTTCAGTTCAAGTGTTCTAAGTCTTTTCAGCTTTCAGAACCATGTGATTTCGCATAGTGGAACTACATTAGCCTATTATTCTAGTGATTTTAGCACACGCACTGATTATACAGGTACTTACAATCCTCCATCAACTGCATTGAGGATTCATTCAATTCAGTCGAATAAAAACATCTATTTTTCTACTGATACTGGCATCAAGAAACTTGATAATTACGCCAACAGCATTACTTTTGCAGGAGCACCAGCAGGACTTGACGGCAGTGGAACAACAACTGGTTCTGGTTGGTTCACCAACAATACTCAGGTGGCCTATCGCATTGTGTTTAGTTACACGGATGCCAACAGTAATTTGATTCAAGGTGCGCCTTCGCAGCGTATCGTCGTTAGCAACAGTTCAGGTGGGGCAACAAATGTGTCTCTTACTTTCACACTTCCAGCAGGACTTACAAGTTCTTGGAACTATGAAGTGTACAGAAGCCCGATGTCTGTTGATTTGAATACTGAACCGAACGATGAATGTGATTTGGTGTTCAGTGGAAATCCAACAGCAGGACAATTGGCAGCAGGAACCATCACTTTCACTGATACAGTGAATGATAGTCTTCGTGGAGCAGCAATTTATACAGCGTCTAGCCAAGAAGGAATTTCACAAGCCAATTATCAGCCGCCCATTGCGACAGACATCACTTATTTCAAAGGCTATGCCTTCTATGCGAACAACACATCGTTAGATCAGCAACTTCTCACTTTGGTTAGTGTTGGGGCGCCAGGACTTCAGAATGGCGATACAGTCACCATCAACGGTGTTGTATACACAGGTGCAGCCAGTGAAGTGATTGCCAGTGGACAATTTCAGATTTTTACAGGTGGAACCCCGTCACAGAACATCACAAACACAGCAAATAGCTTGGTGAGAGTGATAAATCGGTATGCCTCGAATACAACAATCTACGCATACTATGTGTCGGGTTACTCGGATCTTCCTGGGCGCATTCAACTTCAGACTAGAGATTTTTCAACAGGGACTTTTAATACTGCATCGAGTCGTGCAGGAGCGTTTGTTCCTGATATTGGTACAACTACTGCAACATCAGCCAATGAGAATCATCCCAATGGAATTCGTATCTCCAAGTTTCAGCAACCGGAAGCCACTCCATTAGGCCAAGAACTCTTTGCAGGAAGTGCTGACAAAACAATTTTACGCATTATTGCATTACGCGACTACATCTTAATCTTCAAACAAGATGGAGTTTATCAAATTTCGGGTACAGATACAAGTAGTTTCCAGGTTCAATTGGTAGATAGTACGATTATCCTTCGTGGAATTGAGAGTGCAGTGTCGCTTAATAACAAGGTTTACTGCTTCACAAATCAGACTATCATTTCAATGACTTATAATGAAGGGGCTGTTTTGAAAGCTTTGCCAATCAAACAGGATTTGCTACAGCTTTCATCACCGCTTTATCCAGCTTTTGATAGTGCTAGTTTTGGTATTACCTACGAATCTGAAAATCAATACTTGTTTGGTACGGTAACATCAACTTTTGATACAACGGTAACTCAGTTTTATGTCTATAACTATCTCACAGATACTTGGACAACTTATCAGTATCCTTATACAATGGGATGTGGATTTATCAATCCAACTGATGGAAAATTATATCTTGGTTCTTCAGATAATGGGTCACTCTATCTTTATCAAGAACGAAAGAATTATACGTCATTTGATTATGCTGATAATGAATTTCCGATAACAATTACAGGATATTCTGATAATACGATTGCAGTTATAGATAGCAGTAGTGCAGTATTAGGATATACAGTATATCAGGCTAGTACAGGTAATCTTGCAATTATTACAGCAATTCCTGATGCAACACATATTACTCTTGATATGTCTTTGGTTTGGGATACGGGAGATGCAACAATCTATCGACCAATTTTAGTGTCCTTAATTTTCACTCCTGAAGCATTTGGAAATCCAGGAATTGTAAAGCACTTTAAGGAATGTCATGCGATTTTTTCAACGGCTGATTTCGATTCTTTTGACCTTGGATTTTCTACTGATTTTTATCCTTCTGTGTCTTTTTCTACTCTAGTGCCAAAATTTTCGGATGGTTGGGGACAAGGAACTTGGGGAACTAGCCCGTGGGGAAGTGGAGTACCACCTTTTCAAGTTATTCGTGGATTGGTGCCAATAAGTCAACGTAGAGGTCATTGGTTAAATATTTCAGTTAATTATTCAGATGCTTTGAGTAATTTTGCTTTGGATGGTTTTGCTTTATATTATTCAAAGATGTCTCAACGGTTCCATTAATGAAACTCACAACGCCGCCACAATTAGATAGAAGTGATTTTCCCGATGCTCCTAATTGGTTAAGTAAACTTTTGTATCCTTTGCAGTTGTTTATTACCCAGGTAACAACAGCATTGACGAATCAATTGACACTTCAGGATAATATTTCCTGCGTAGTGAAACAACTTCCCTTACAAGCGGTAACAGATGATACATTAAATACAGTGAGTTTTCCTTGGGGAATGACAAGACAGCCAATAGAACTTACCCTTCATGTAACTAGACAGGATGGAACTTATGAAGTGGTATATCCTCAAGTAAGTTGGAATTATATTGGAACAAATATTGTAGTAAATGGAATCAAGGGTTTGACAACAGGTAAGATTTACACTTTAACATTCGTGGTAAAATAAATGTGGATAGATCAAGAAGATCAACAAGACCCATACGGTAGAGCACAAAATAATACCAATGCCAATATTGGCGCTGGTGGAGGAACTACTACTTCATCTCCATCTAGTTCTAATACATCGCAAGGTAATCCTTCGACTGTCTCTCCGTCTACCCCTACGCCGCCGACACAGCAATTTGCGACAATTCAGGATTATCTTGGTGCCAACAAAACACAAGCTGAGGATTTGGGACAGAAGGTTTCTGGTTCTTTGGCTAATACTTATGGGCAAGAGACAGGTGCCATTGATACATCAGCGAAGAATGCACAGAATGCAATTAAAGCTGGAACAGTTAATTTCGATCAAGGATTAGTCAATGAGGCTGTCAATACTCCCACTTCTGTAGCCAACAATCCTGATAAACTTTCGGCATTCCAAAAACAATGGAATGCTTCTTATAGTGGCCCCAGTTCATTTGAGACATCAGATCAATATAATACTGCTTCGGCTGCGGCTAATGAGGCCAATACTAGGGCGCAAGAACTTGGCACAACCGGGGGACAACAACAACTTTTACAAGATCAATTCAATGTTTATGGGCAGGGAAATAAAGGACTTGACACAGCATTACTGCAATCATCCAGCGCTTTCCCAACCCTACAGAATCAACAAAAACAATTTCAATCAATTCAGGACTATTTGACGAATGCAGCAGGAAATGTTGATACAGCAGCTACCAATGCCGCAACAAACACAGCAGCAACTCAAGCAAATACACAGAATGCTTTTACAAACAATGTTTCTAATTTTCAAAACAAAATTAACTCAGAAGTTACTGCTGCTCAAACTCCTGCTGCAACTGCTGCTAAACAATTACAAACTGATTTTGCTTCCGGTGATCCAAATAAAGTTATTGCTGATTTAAAACAGATTAATCCTAATGTGGATGCTCAAACAATTCAACAATACCTTACTGCATTAAATACTCAGTCTGGTAAACCTACAGATCTTTCGCAATTTTATAGCTTTAATCCTAACACAGCCATAACTACAGCCAATGCCGTAACACCAGAAGATTATGCAAATGCAGCGGCTTATCAAGCGCTTACTGGGGTAGATTATACCGGGATTTTAAATCCAGCGAATGCGTCTCAGGCTGGTACGGCTCCGAATGCTTTAACAGGAATTAATTCTACCAATTTAGTAGATTATTTGAAGAGTAAATATCAACAAGGCGCTCTTGGTGGGACGCCACTTACTCCTGCAACACCTGCTACTCCTGGAATACCGGGACTTCCAGCTACGCCAGCTACAGGAAATTCTTTCAAATCTTCATTAGGGGTTGGGCCAGCAACAATCCAATTTCCGGCTAATGCAACGCCAGACACAATTAATACTCTTACAAGTGTTTTTAATACGCCATTTTCTAGCGCAGGCACATATCACGAAGGTGCTTTGTATGATGCAGCAGCAAAAGTTACAGCATTACAAGGACTTCTTAAAAATGGTCAATTAGATAAAGACACATTTAATTCATATATTCAACCAATCATTAATTTGGTTAATACGTATGGATCAGGAGCAACAGGTTCGGCCTTAAATGCTTATACTAAGGGCAAACAATATTTTCATAAAACTACAGGACTATAATTAGAGGCAATACAATGGGAATGTTTTCGAGTTTATTTGGTAGTACGGGGTCTGATAAAGCAGACAAACTTAGGCAGGAAGCTTATGATGCGTTCGATGCAATCAAAACGCCAGAACTTTCATCCCTTCAAGTTCAACTTCAAAATTATGTTGATGCTGGTCAGCTTACTCCTGAACAAGCAGAAGCCACTCTCATCAATTCAAATGCTTTCAATGCAATAAAGACTGATCCTTCTTACACTGGTGCTGCTAAGCAAGCTTTGCAACAGATGCAAGATGTTGCGAATCAAGGTGGAATGACAGCGATTGATAAGGCGCAGCTTCAAGACATTGAGAATCAAGAAAATGAACAACGTAATGCCCAAGATCAAGCCATTATGCAGAATGCCAAAGCCAGAGGAGTTGGAGGGTCTGGACTTGAAACAGTTAATCGTCTAATCAATCAACAGAATGCTTCCAATTCGGCTAATCAAGCTGGTACATCTGTTGCTGCCAACGCGGAACAACGAGCATTGCAAGCTATGCAGCAAGCTGGTGGACTGGGAACCCAACTTGAAAACCAAGCTTACGGAGAAGAAGCTAACAAAGCTGCCGCCGAGAATGCCATCAATCAATTCAATGCTCAGACAGCAAATGCTACGAATCTATTTAATACACAGACAGCTAATCAAGCTCAGGCAGCTAACTTGGCAAATAAGCAAAATACAGCCAATCTGAATACAAGCACACAGAATGCTGGGACAGAATACAATGCTCAACAGAATCAAACATTATTTAATGATGCCCTACAGAAAGCCCAAGGAGAAGCTGGTGTGCTTAGTAATTGGGCCAATCAAGCTAATTCAGACGCTAATAAAGAACAAGCAGGAAATTTAGCCCTTACATCCGGGGCATTGGGCATTGGTGCTACGGCCCTTGGAGGTGCTTTTGGTGGCCCCGCTGGTGGAGCAGCAGCTAATGCAGCTACATCAAATACTGTTCCTAATGGCTACATGCCTAAGACCAATAATTCACTCAGTCTTTATAGTGAAGGCGGTATGGTGGAAGATGAGCCTTCTTTGGAAGATGCCTATAATTCTTTTACCAAAAAATATTGTTATGGTGGAAAGATTAACATGGCAGATGGTGGAGAAGTACATGTGAAACCATCCAAACAAAACAATCAGAATAAAGCTACGCCGCCTTTACCAATTGCTCCTGATGACCAAAATCCTGGTGAGTTTCAAATCAAAGATCCAAATGGACAGCCAATTGGAAGTTTTGAGCATTATGCTGAGGCTGCTCAATATGCTGATAAAGTGCGTGAGAAGCAGCCGCATGAGAAAGATTTTAGAAAAGGCGGACAAGTCCCTGGAATTGCCAAACTTCCTGGGAATAACATCATGAATGATACAGTAAAGGCTAAATTAAGTCCTGGTGAGGTAGTGTTGCCAAGAACAGCAGTGGCTCATCCCCAGTCAATACCAAATTTTGTGAATAAGGCCATTACACACAATCCAACAGAACTTGCTTTGAAACGATTGCGTAATGCGAAGGTTGATTTTCCGAGGCAATCATAATGGAAAACTATTACGAGAAACTTAAAGAGCTTTTTCAGGGCCAAAACCCTGATAAGGTGCAACAGGTATTGGGTAATACACCATTAGCTCCGGTTGCGCCGCAACTCACTATGCCTAGTACAAATTTGAATATTCCTGATGCGAATTCAATTCCTTCTTCATTCGATGTGAATACATCGGACAATACAGTAACACAGAATGGAAATATGTCTTCGATTCCTGCTCCGACAACCCCACCGGACATGAATTCACAAGCAACACCAACACCTCCTCCGTCTGCATCAATGCCCAAAGTAACACCAAAACAGGCTGAATCGGGTGATGAGGAAGAAGATGAAAATAGTGTTGATCCAGATTTGTCTAACAAAGATGTAATCCAGGGACTTGCAACATCAAATGATGATGCTCAACGTAAGGCTATGCTGGATGAATTAAATAAACGGCGTAAACTCAATATCCTTCCTATGGCTTTGGCTCAGGCTTCTGATGCTGTAGCTGGGGCTGCTTCTGCTTTTGGAGCCAATGTCTCACAAGGGCATGCTAAGGCTGAAGGAGAAAGAGAAGAAAAAGATACGGCTGAAGCTAAGCAACAATTTGAAGATAAGCTTCGTCATGATCCGAATTCAGATATTTCTAAGCAGTATCAGGGATTGCTGAGTAAATTTTTACAGAAAGATCCAAATGATCCGATGATTCAAGGAAGAAGTGCAGCCCAAATTGCTGAACAGATTCCTGCCATTGAGAAATTGGCTGCAATGCAAAATCAGAAGGACATGAAAGAACTGCAACTAAAACAAATTCAAGCCAACAAAGAAATGCAGATGACGATGATGAATGCCAATCGTCAAGACAAGCTTGAAAAAGAAACTCGTGAATGGGTAGACAATCTTACCAAAGCTCGTAATGGACAGATTGGACAGCAAGATGCCAAAGTGAATGGATCAATCCACTTACTAAACTTGATGGATCAGTACAAAGATAAGAATGGCAACTACAATATTCCGAATTCTCAGTATGCAGAATTAGCTCTTGGTTTGGCGAATGTAATTTCTCCGACAGGACAGGCATCTGAAGGAACACGTAGAGAAATTGAATCCAGAACAGCCAAAGGCGATCTAAATGGAGCCTTAACCTATCTTGGGTTTGATCCAAAAACCTTGGGTGGCTCAACTCAGTCTGTGTTTCAGAATCTTCGTCACTCAATTGAAAGACAGGGAACTGTGTCGGAAGATTTGAGAAATAACTATTTGGATCAACAGAAAGCCACAGCGCCGTCTGGATTGAATAAAGACCAGCGTGATCGTTTGCTAAATCAAACATTTGGCAACAGTGTGAAGGACTATATTTCCCAGCATGGAGGCCAAGTTCCCACTGCTGGGGGAAATGCTGCACCTGTAACCAAGACAATCGGTGGAAAGACATACATTCAGAAAGATGGAAAATGGTACACCCAATAAGGGAATAAAATGCAAGAAGTTACCGATCCAGAAATTTTAAAACAACTCAACGAAGGTCAAGGCACTGAAGTAACTGATCCAAACCTCCTGAAGCAACTGAATGGAGAAGAAGGGCCAGGAATACTGAAATCAGGGGCTTTGGGCTTTATGTCAGGCGTTCCTGGTGCTGAAAGTGCAATTTCATGGCTTGAATCCCTATCTCCTGACAAAACGTATGAACAGGCTCATCAAGAGCTTGAAAATGCCAAGAATGAGGCTTGGAATGCCCATCCTGTTGCCTATGGTGCTGGAAAGACTACAGGAATCGTGGGAACTGGGGCTGCGGCTGCTTTAGCCGCTCCTGCCACCATTCCAGGTGCATTAGCTGCTGGTGCCATCACTGGAGCTGCTTCAGGGGCTGATATAGCTGAACGTCCTGCTGATATTATGGCAAAGGTGACTAAAGGAGCTGCTACAGGAGCTGTTACGGGAGCTGTGCTACAAGGAGCAAGCAATTTACTCACTTCAGGGCTTTCTGCTGCTGGAAAAGCTGGTGTAGCTTCAATCGGTGCGCCTACAAGAGCAGATGTTACATCCTATTTAGAGAATCCTGAAGCCATCAACAATGCTTTGGACAAAACTGGTTTGGCTAACAAACTAGCTGAAACGACAACTGGATTGGGAAAAGAGACAGAACAGATGAGTGCCAATGCTCGCAATCTCATCAATCCTGAAGCAACACCAATTTCTGCTCCAATTAAAACTCCTTCTGCTGCCCCAACTAACACAGGACTTGTCGATCAATTTGGGAAACCAATAATCAAAGCGGCTGCTGAACAGGCACCTACTGACGTTGATACACTAAAGCCAATTTTTGATCAACTCAAAGAGAGATATTTACAGAATGGTGTACCAAAATCGGACGCTGCTCAAGCTGCTGTTAATGCTCTTGATAAGCAGTATGATAGACTTGCCCAAATTGCTCAGGCTAATGGTGGAAAGCTTACGGAGGCTGATCTAAAGGATCAAATCGTAGAGCTTCAAAACATTGCTCGTAGTTCATTTGGTGAAGGATCAGATGTTGCTGCATCTAAAGGGGCCATGCGGAATCTCAGCGGAGCCTTGAATAAGGAACTCAAAACAGCAAATGAGCCTTATGCTGAAGCTATTCAACCCGTGGCCGAGCGTAAAGAACTCCTTGGAGACATTGCAGACAAATTTAAACTGGAAGAAACACCAGAAGGCTACAAACCTACAGATGCTACGATTGGTAAAGTGCAAGGACTCATTGGCGATCAGAAACCAGAGAGCCAAGCCTATTTGGAACATCTGAAAGAGTTGACAGGAATTGATTTTCTTGACTTAGCAAAGAAAGCTGAAATTGCAGGAAGATTCAATCAACCTGGCGGTGGACAAGGAGCCAATGTTCTGTATCACACTTTGGGATATGGGGCTGGTGCTATATCCAACATCCCAGGAGGCCGTTTGGTCGGCTCTTTGTTGGGAGGTTTGGTAGGACATAGTGTTGATGGAGGAAGAATGGCTAAAAGCATCCTCGATCAATACATCAAATTTAGAGGAAGCTCAGCAAATGCCGCACTAAATAAGTACGGAGCTATTTTGGCAAATGCTGCGAAGCAGGGAGGCAATCAGTTAGCCGCTACACACTTCGTTCTTTCTACAAGTGATCCAGATTATCAGAAACTTGTGAATGAACAAGCAGAGAATATCAATCAGTAATTGAGGGTAGAAAATGTTACACACCGGAACGGTGACTGTCGCACCTAATACCAACCAGCTTTTATTTCAGTATATTGTTCCTGCAAATGTGGCAATGCAGGTTCCTAGCATTATTATTTGGGGAACAGCAGATGTGGAGTTCAGTTTGTATAAAAATACTGACTGGGTAGCTGGTGGAAGAACAAGCGCATCAATGCCAACAATACAACTAACTTTTGGGTCTGAGATTGGACTACAGCCCTATTATGTTATTCAGCTTTATGGGCAGCATCCAGAAACTACAGATCAATTAATTAGTTACACGGTATTTATGGAGCAGTTATAATGCCAAGTAATTTTAAAACTCCATTACCTGTAACAGGCACATTTATTCCCAGTGGGACACAAGATGTTAATATTGTTAGTCCTAGTCCAGTTCCAGTTACCGGAACACTGGTAATAACTACTACTGTAACCAATTCGGTAGTTTCACGAGTACCATCATCACTTACTAGTGTCACACTTGTTGCTGCAAATCCTTTAAGAAAAGGATTACTTTTTTATAATGACAGTACAGCCACCCAATATGTAAAAATGGGAGTCACAGCGTCTACCACAGATTTTACAGTCAAATTAGTCCCACAAGTATTTTATGAAGTAGCTCAACCAATTTTTGTTGGGCAAATCGACGTAATTAGCTCAAGTACAAACGGTGCAATCCAAGTTACTGAGTTTTCCTAGGAGAAATTAAATGCCATTGTTTACAAATGAAGAAGTAGTTTCTAATACACCCTTACCAGTTGACGGTTCTGGTGTAACACAACCAGTCTCAGGTACTGTAACTGCTAATGCAGGAACAGGCACCTTTCTTGTTGATGGGTCAGCCCACACACAGCCAGTTTCAGGCACAGTAACAGCTAATGCTGGTACTGGTACATTCTTGGTTGATGGTTCGGCTCATACACAACCAATATCTGCTGCTGCATTGCCACTTCCCACGGGTGCAGCTACGGAAGCAACACTTGCGACTCTTTTAACCAGCGCAACATTTACTGGTAGAATTAATACCTTTGGCCAAAAAACTATGGCTAATAGTACCCCAGTTGTTATTGCCTCCGATCAATCGGCTTTGCCGGTTGTTCAAGGTGGGACTGGCACTGCTACCGTAACATCTAACTCGGTTGGAACATCTGCTGTTACACTCGCAACATCCAACTCTGCTAGAATCAAAATTGTTATTTTCAATGAAGCTGGAACACTCTATGTTAAATTAGGGTCAGCGGCATCTAGTACAGACTATTCTTATCGTCTAACAGCCAATACAACCCTCGAAGTTGACACTTATTATGGCGTAATCACAGCTGCGAAACAGTCTGGTACGACCAACGTGCAGGTTACAACAATCGGAGTTTAATCCATGAGTGGCGTCTATCACGATCCTGATGTTGATAGTAACGGCGCAGAAGAAGTAAATCTAAGAACCTCGACGGGAACAGAGTTACTCGGTCAAACAACAATGACCGGCTCTGTTCCTGTTGTGCTTGCGTCCAACCAAACAGTTATTCCTGTTAATGACAATAATGGGAGTTTAACTGTTGATGGTACAGTTACTGCTAACATTGGTACAACCAATGGATTGGCCTTAGATGCCACCCTAACAGGCGGAACACAAAAAACAAAAGTTATTGACTCAGGTGGAACCAATACTCTTAGCATCTCAGCCGCCGGAGCAGCTAAAGTAGATGGTTCTGCCGTTACTCAACCTGTCAGTGGAACAGTAACAGCAACCCAAGGCTCAGCTAACACCGTAGCAAACGCTTGGCCGATTAAACGCACTGATGGAACAAACATTGCAAGTGTAAATTCAGACGGTTCTACCAATGGAAACTTAGCAAAAGTTGGTGGTACTGCAATCACGCTTGGACAAACTATACTGTCTGCTAGTGTTCCTATAGCGATTGCTAGTAATCAAACAAATGTTCCTACCACAGAACTTGGGCCTACTACTACCTATACTCGTATAAGCACAAACACAACTGTAACTGTTAAATCAGGGGCGGGTGTGTTACGTCGTATTATTAAATCACAGGGTGGAAACGTCACGATTTATGACAATACTGCAGGTTCAGGAACCATTATTCATACACTAAGTGGCACAAATCCCCAAGGGACCATTTTTTACGATATACCATTCACAACAGGACTCACAATCGTCACAACGTCGGGGCCTGATATTGTTGTTGTATATGAATAAGGAAAGTTATGCTGATTGATACAACTTATCGCTTTTTAGGAGATTCATTCTCAGGAACAGCAACTAAAAATACAACTACATCATTTGATTATCAACTTGATGAAACAAGAATGATTTATGGCGCAGAAATGGTTTATGAAAATTCTTGTTTTGGTGATTTTATAGAAATGATGCTGGTTGATGTGGATAATATTTTAGGTTATGGAAATGACTTTGTGGTAGCGACATGGATTAAAAAATGGTTTGTACCCATGAATCAAAATTATTGGGTGGTAAAAAGTGATATGACTTCAAGCATTCCAGCGGGCCTTTATGTCCGATTAAAGTATACAAGTACTGGAAATACTCAAGATGTAAATCTTGGTGTAAATCTTTTTATGGTTTCTCCAAAGTAATATGCCGTTCCAATCCGAGCAGCAAAGAAAATTTATGTTTTCACAGCTCCCAGAGATAGCAAAAAGATGGGAGGCAGAGACACCGAAGGGTAAAAAACTCCCCAAGTATAAACACAAGGAGAGTTCTAAGTTACACGAGTATTTAAAGAAAAACAAAAGCTAGATCTAAATAGGTTCAGTGGTTCCATTGCCAAGTATGCTCGCCAGCCCCTCACTGGCTCGCTATAAAAATCCACTTCCTCAAAAATCCTCTTGGCACATTTCTAACACCTAATTAGGAGACGTATCATGCCTACAAACACAGTTGTCATTCTAATGCAGCAAGTTGCCACACTTAAAGCCGATGTAGATTGGATTAAGAAGGGCATCTATTTGTGCATTGGTTCTAGTGCATCTGCTTTTGTAGCGGTACTGTGCGAAATCGCCGTAAAGTTCCTCGTCAAATAAGCCGTATCATGTACGGATACGGCAGGAGAACTCTTAAGTGTCCTGTCTGTGATGATTCCCTCGGATACTTAGTCAAGGGACAGAACAATACCTTTCTATGTAATGAATGCCAATGGCTGTTTACTTGGGATTATGAGGGAAAATTACGTCCTCCCGTGAAATTCAAACCAGGGAAGAAAGGCTGTAATTGTAGTAGTTGTCAGTATCGAGATGGTAGAAGTGGAGACTAGAAACTAGTTATTATCTTTTCATCTGTCTGATTTTTTAGCAGCTATTTTACATTTTTTGCATTTAACTTTTTTCCAGTCAGTAGTGACAAATAAATTGTCCCTCTTTTGCTTTTTATCACACCAAGCATAGTTATATCTACTTCTTCTAGCTGCATGTGGAATTTGATTACAATACTTACACCTTCCTAAAAAGTATCTATGACAATCAAAAGTAATCATATCAATCTCCGCACTTGAAGCATCACAGTGAATTATCTCCCACCTCTATTTTATCCATCCAACCATCCAATACCAGGGACCAAAATCCCAAACCAAGCGCATAATACCTATTCCTATTTGATAAAGTAATCCCAAGAAAAAATGCTGGAAATATCCCAGTAAAGCGAATTTTCATACCTAATCCCCACATTTTCCACAATGAATTCCAACAAAGCGATGTGGATATTTTAAATTTACTTCCTCCCAATAATGAAATTGGTGGAACAGCAAACACCAAATCAACTTAAGCATTGGTTGTCTCTCTCAGTTCCCAAACATCCTCAAAATCAACATTTGGAAACATTTCACGAAACTTCTTAATGGCCTCTTTTTCATTCCGAGCTTTAATTGTCACTTCATCTGACATAGAATATGTATATGATACATTGAATTTTTTCATCTTTCCTCCTTATTTTTCCTCAATTACAGTCCACATTACCGGCACAACAACCACTTTTCCGCCCTTTAATTTAAGAAGATATATTTGTTCCGAACCTACCAATTTCTCCCACGATTCCACATTATCATAAATGGTAATGTGCATTGGAATAAGAACACGAGCAATGAATAAAAAACTAAATATAATTTTCATTAATTCCATAGATTTAAATAATATTTATTGAATAGATCCAACCCTTCATTCAGTGCATCTTGTAAAGCCTTCATTTCTTCCGGCTTTTGATAATCGAAATCAAGCTCTTGAATTTTCCTTCCTGCCGCAAATCCCTTCGCTATCTTCGTAATAATCGTCACCCATTCTTCATGTGCTCTCTTACAATTCTCATTTGACCAATTCTGTCCAAACGGATCTGCCAATGGATACATCTGCATGTATAGGTTCACAGGAAATCCTGAGCCTTTTGTGAGCCGTAATACAGCTTCCGGCATCCAACTAGCCAAATAATGATCTAAACTCCAAGCATCACAATCAGCCCATCCCCGCCGTCCTCTCTGAATGAACCACTTGATATGATAATAGATTTCAATGAATAGTTTGTGCGGATTTTTTATCAGATGCCAGTAGTTCCAACCAAACAATCCTTCGTCTTTTAGATATTGTAGTGGTGTTTTCATAACAATCCTTTATATTCAGGAATATGCTTTCCTTTAATGTCGGTTTGTTGGGGTCTAAACTGATACCATACATGGAAACACAACGGCCATTGAAGCAAGAATCCAAATGGAGAATCATATTGGATATGAGTTGGGCCTTTATCCGGCATTGATTTCATAAACAACAACTTTTTGGCAGATTGCCGCCTTGCGCATTTGCTATATGAATATGAGCTTTGATTGGAATACCGTTGTCGAGTTCCCTCACTACATTGAGCAATGCTAAATAGCGAGCTACAGCTTTAAACGTCTCCCAGCTTATATGACTTTCTCCTGTCTCTGGCTTACAAATAATATTATGATTGAGCCTCACTTCAGAAACATCCTGCGTAGCAAGGATACGAATAGCCTCTGTCACGGTACGAGCTAGTATCCATCCATCGGGACATCTACGAATGTCGTCTACGAACAATTTAAGCATTAGCGGCCTCCCTAGTGTAGCGTTCTTTAATCAACTCTACAAGTTTTGGATCACGGTATTGAAAATCATC